TCGTCTTTTTTGTAACGACCTGGCGTGTTTAGATCGGCGCCTGCTTCAAACCCTCTTTCGTCTCCTGATCTTCCGCTTCCTTTTCTTGGGCTTCCGCCTGAAGGACGATAATCACTTGTTGGAAGCCCTTCGTCCAATTCGTCATCCATTTCATAAATGTCGCCATATTTTGCGCGGGCTCTATTTGCTTGATCTTCTTTTTCTTCGTCAGACTGTCTAAGTCTTGGTCGTCCGCCCATTCTGCCGCCCGTTGATCCAGAGGCACTTTTTGACGAAATTGGATTTTCATCCAACTCATCGTCCATGCCCATTTCATCGTCCATGCCCATGTCGTCGTCCATATCGTCCATGTCGTCGTCCATGCCCATTTCATCGTCCATGTCGTCAGCCGGCTCAACCATTGCGGACAGAGCGGACCCTTCAAGATCGTCAGTGTCTAATCCACTGATAACAATCTTAAGTTCTTCTTCGTTTAGTGAACCAAACCTTTTAGCCATTGTATAAATCTCCTTGTAAACTCTAGTGACATTATTGCCAATCTTATTAACCTTGCTATCCTCAACTACTTCTTTTAGTTCGGATACTGAATCGAAAAGTGATTTTGCTTCTTTTGTTAGCTTAATGCACTCTTCTCCAAATTTCTTTTTGGCCCCTTTTGTAAGACCATATTGTTCAGCAATAACTTTGAACTTACTAACTTTATTAGAAATCCTATTATTGCTTTCATTTATCTGTCGAACCTTTACAGGAATCATTAATTGATTTGTGACTCCCCATGACTCTTCCAATTTATTTTCAATAAGTTGTGCTGAATCATTTGGTACGATATTATTCTTTTTATCCTCTTGAAGATCAATAAAGGTCTTCTCAATCTCATTCTTTATTTGACGAAGTTTTTCACCATAAGTGTTTTCATTAATCTTCGCTTCATGAAGTTTTTCGATTTTTTCGGAAATTCTAAGCGCACGAACTCCATAATGCTCAGCTTTTGCGCCAACCATTTTGGCCAAAGCTGCAACTGATTCAGTTGTCAACATTAGATCGTCGCTCTGTGTTTTGCTTTCGTTATAAGACCCCTCTTCTCTTTCGCCTTTTTCTTTTTTTTCTTTGGCGCGTTCATCAGGGGAAATCAGAACATCTTCTTCCATGTCAGAAGAACATGATTCTCCAAGAAGTTCTCTTTCAATCATTTCTTTGACTGTTGGAGCAATTTGTTCCATAATTGCTCTTTTTGCGTTTTCTTCCGCAACTTCTCGAAGCCTTTTTGCATCTGCCAATGCTTCTTTGTGAATAGCTGTCATGTTGACCTGTCTACAAATCCTGAAAATAAATATAACTCTTATACTCAAAAAACTAAAAGGTTACATTTACATTTTGATTATTCCCAGAAAAAAGGATAAATTTTCTCTCTCTGCTCTTTTCCATATTCCTTTTTCCACTCCTCGTCTGGCTCTGGCTCCAATTCTCCCTGAGTTCGATCTGTATAATCCTCACGTTTTGTCATTAAATCTCTTAATGAAAAAACAGGTTCATATTGATCTTGTCTCTGAGGTAGTCGATGAGCAGAACTCCAGCCAAACTGGGTTCCTCCTGGTATTCTTGTGCCCCATTGTGTGACCGCACCATCTGTTCCACTTGAACCCGGCCTTAATGTCATTCCAGATTCAAGAAACAATTTTACATATTCTTTTATTAAATTTTCTGCCAAGCCAACTGTTGCATCATCAAAAAATGAGAATGGATCACCTGGCCTCGAAACATAATCTGGTTTTGAAGGAGCGTAAGCTCCCATTTTTCCAGTAAACTTATTTTGCAACAAAGGATCACTAAATTCGTCTCCCTCTAATTCATTTGGTTCATGAATGTCATAAGGAAATCCATCTGCGGAAATTGGAGTATTCTTAGCATCTCCATCTAATTTTCCATATCCACGGCCTTTGTTCGCATCAGGATATCCAACATTTAAATAATTACCTGGATAATTATTTAGCGCAACAGAAGCTCCATGCTCTGTGATTTTTCTTTTGATCACACCAATAAGTATTGGCAAAACAAGCAAAGCTTATTAAAACAAAAAAAGAAGGCCATATGGCCTTCTTTTTAAGATAAGTTTTAATAATAAATTAATTCTGGTGTGATTTTCCAGGAATAAGCGTATCAAACTTCTGTTCAGCAATTTTGGTAGCTGTTTGACTTGGAGAAGTTGAAGAGCCAAATCCAGACGAAGGTGGTGGGAAGTTTGTTTCCGGTGCCGGTCCTTTATTTGCTGGGTTTACGTCTCCTGGTCCTGGCGGTGTTGGATTAGGTACAAATCCAACGATGCTAGGATCGTTCTGAATAATGTCATCAAGAATATTTGGAGCGTCAGAGTAATCCATACTAAATGTTCCAATAATAGGGTTCTCAGTTACCACTCCATCCAAAAGACTTTTAGTAAAAGCATTTGGCTCAAAATCAGTTGGAGTAGCAGGGAATTGCTCAGCCAAAGATGCAGTATCACTACTTCCCAAATCTCTTTGTGTCGGGTTTTCTACCGTATTTGTTGCCATTTGTATGTTCTCCTAGAAATAAATATAATGCTTCCAAAAAAAATGGAATATATTATTTTGCTTCTTTTACTTTTTTAATCGCCTGACGAAGACGCTTATTTTCTGCCACAATGGCATTTTTTGACATCTCTTCTTGCAATGCTTTGCGCTGCTCTCTAAGAGCCTTAGCAATACGCGTTGCTTTTGCCTCTTTGGACTTAAGGGCTTCAAGCATTGCTTTTCCGCCTTTTACTGTTGGTTTTATTCCAAGTTTTTGTTCCCAGTCAATTGGACTGTCAAGTGTATCTGCATATTTGTCAGGTGTTACTTCTTTAGCCTGAACTTTTTTTAAATCTTTTTCTACCTCTGTTACAACTTCCATAACAAGGTTGGATAGTTCTCTCATGTCAATTTCTCTAGCCATATTAAATCTCCTTAGCAAAATGCCTTACAATAAATATACTTCTGTTTCTTATTTTCCAACGTCCATTCCTTGGAAAGCTAATGCTGCCCAATTCCCAGCCGACTCTTTGAACACCTGTTCTGGCGCGCCTCTAAAAGCTTCTTGACCTGCTCCAATCGCTGAAGCTGTTCCCATTTCATGAGAAGACGGGAAGTTTTGTAGTGTTGTTTTTGCAGTATCGACAAGCAAACTTGAAATATCAACAGTTCTACTTGGATCAAATTGGCCATTTTCATCTAATCCCATCATGGCTCCTCTTCCACTGTTAATAATGCTTTCTTTAATGATCTTGTCATTTCCTGCTGAGCCTATATTTTTTAAATTGCCTCCATCTCCGCCAGCTCCCATTGCTCCCAAAAAGGACAAAGTATCCCCTCTAACACCTGTAGAATCCCCAAAAGAACTTGCTGCTTTCTCTCCCCATTTTCCACCAATCTTAGAATATGCCTTATCTGCCCATTCCTTAATGTTTTTGCCGGACTTGAATCCGTTTCCATAATTTGGAGATTTTACTACCTTTCCTTCATATATTAATTTCTTTTCCTGTCCAGATGCAATAAGCATTAATTTATCATAAAGATCTGGGTCTGCTGGTTCTTTTTGAACAGATTCAGAAATTACACTTCCGTTCTTTTGAACAAATTCCATCACAATATCCCTAACCTCTTGATCGTTTTCAATAAGGTCAATGAACATTTCTTTTACAAATTCTCTAAATTCACTTTTTCTCATAACTATTCAATTCCTGGTACGTACCAGAATCCTTCTGGTGGTGGGTTTGCTCCGGTTAATGGTTGATAACTTCTTCTTGAAATTGCAGTTAGCCCACCAAGAATGTCGACTGTGCCACCAGAGCCTGAAATCCAAATTTCTCTAACCCTTAGTTCAAAATGTTCAGTTTCCCCATTTCGAACCGTAAACCCATGATCTCCTGAGATTCCTGCTTCGGTAAAACCAACAGAAACAGCCGAGCCACCTGTATTATTTACTCTAAAAAATCTTGTAACGTTAGGAAACTCAATTTTTTGAACACCTGCAACAGCAAGAGATCCTGTTACCCAAGGAACACCAGATGCCTGATATTCTGCGGTATGATTAACTCCTGGACCTGCCCATCCTGAACCCATTACTTTGTCCTCCAGTCAAGAATGTCATTTACAATTCTATCGATTCTGTCACTTTTATCAAAAAATTCTCTTAAATCTTTCATGTCCTTGCTTGTAAGGTCTCGACCTTCTTTCATCATGAATGCTCCTGGAGTTGATGGCTCAGAAACAAAATCCCAACAGATAAGCTGAAAGTTGTCTTGAACAACCTGGTATCCATTAGCATCAGGCTCAGTTGAACCTACTCCACGAGAAGAAATTCCCACCGTGACATTTGCTTCAATAAGATTTCTTAATGTGTTTCCATGTTCTGTTGGTAGAATTTCTACCTTTCCATAAATAACATCTCCATCCATCCAAGCTTCTGTAACAAGATGAGAAACGGTCTTTAATTCTATAATCGAACTATCAGTATGATCCAATGCTCCCAAAGCTCTTCGGTCTCGAATAAGCTTTTGATAATTTTTTAATTCTTTTTCAAGAATTCTTTTTGGGTAAATTCTCCCATTCTGATTAAGGGTATCTGCCCTTTGAAGAATTCCTTTCATTATTAATTTTGGCTTTCCACTTAAAGACTTTGTTTCTTCTTTAATTATCTCGCCTTCAAATTTTGTCCATTCTGTCAATACCTTTTGCATATTAGCACCTAAGCTCCTGATTTAATTTAGAAATATCAAGAAACCTTTCAACCTTTTCGTCATCAATTAAGTCTATGCTTTCTTTCAGAATTAGGCTTTTTGCTTTTTTCAATTTCTCGTCAAGATATTTATCCTTCCCAGCATTTTCTCCAATATATGTATCTATATTTTTAAGAGCTTTTGACTTTATAGAATCTAAATCTTCATTCAGTTTCTCTTTGGCCTTTTCATCTTTAGCAAAAATATAAGTACGAATTATATTTGACTGCTCTTCTGTTAGGCTTTCACCATATCTTTCATTGATTTTTTTGATCATCAGTTTTTCAACCAATGGATCACCAGAATAAGAAGATTGCTCATTTATTTTAGCAACAGCCTTGTCTTTTAAAAGCCATTCTTTCAATTGTTCTTCAAATTGTGCTTGTTCAACAATGTTATTATATTGACCTTCTCTCCATTCATTCAAAAGAGTTTGAATAGTTGCATAGGTTTTATATTCGGGAATTTTTCTATCATAAAACTTTTCATCATTAAGGCCATGATTAATGCTTCTTATGAGCAAAGATTTTTCATGGTTAAGTTTGTTGATATTACACATTCCCGATGCTTGTTTGGCTGCTTCAAGTATGGTATCGGCCACCGATGGACTCTTTACAGTTGTCGCTGCTAAAGAGTGAAATAATCGAAATTCCTTGTGTAGTTCCGAACCTGCCACAAAGTGCTTTCTAATGATGGACAAGGCAGTGCCTCTCCTTTTTTCATTGCCTTCAATGATTGCATCAGAAATCGTTCGGACAAGAAATTCGTAGAGTAACCCTGTATTTCTCTTTTTATTGTGTCTTGTCATTCATTATCCTCTTCATCGGACTCAATTATTAGACTTGAAATCTTCTCAGCAACACCGTCTGTTAAAGTGTTACTCTTTATAGGTATTTTCCTTGAAAGGGAATCTATAGTGTGTTTTGTTTCTGATGACAATCTTGTTCGTTTAATTTCTGAATCTTCAATCATTTCCATATGTCTTTGAATAGCATCGGTTAGTTTAAAAGAACCATCTTTATTTACTGAAGTTCCCGCACTCCAAGCTCTCTTCAATGAAACATCATGAAAATGAGGATCTTTATGGTTCCAGGCGTCCCCAGGATTTGTCGGAGTCATTCCTTTTGAACCTTTCATCTTTCTTCTACTTGGTCTCAAATTGTTATGACGATATCTCGATATCTGACTTTGCTGATTTACAGGCTTATATTCGTCATCGCCTTCGTCTAATCCAAATTCGATAATTTCATCTTCATCGTCAGAAATAAGTCTTTCAGAACCAAATTCTTCTTCGGCGAATAAATCATCTCCGCCTCCAAGATCTTCTCCTCCTTCTGGCGGTGGCTCTCCACCCTCTTCGCCTCCTTCGTCTCCGCCTCCAAGATCTTCAATTCCGCCGAGGCCACCGCCTCCGCCCATTCCACCACCGAGGCCACCACCTCCGCCACCTTCGGCAGCAGCAGCACCCATTTGCTCCATCTGGGCCTTTCTTATTAGTTCCTTAATTTGATCCTCTTCCATTATGGAGATTGAATCATCCGTCATTCCAAATACCTCTTTGTAAAGATACTTGTCAGAAAGAAGGCCTTCCGGCCTTGTTCCTGCAATTTCAAATCTACTTCTAAGAAGCTCAAGTTTCTGTTGCTGAGCCATCGTAGAAGGATTGCTTAATTGCAATCTAAAGTTTATTAGATCTTCTCCATCATAACCATGGGCAGCCAAATGAATTGCTGCTATTTTATTCAATTCAGAAATAACAACTTGCTGAATCTGCTGAATTGTTCTTGCGAAACGAACATCTTCAGCGGCCAAGTTTGCTTTTCCACCCAAAGACTCATCAAATCCCAAATATGCCTTTGGAACCTTTAGAGCAGCAAAAAGCTTGCGCTGAATGTATTCAACGTCGTCAATCGCTGTTGTGTTGGCACCTCCAGGAAGTGTATCAACCTTCGTTCCTCCCTCTTGTCCACGAACAGGAATAAAATAATCAATGTCAACTGCCCATGGGTTGTATCGCAAATCTACACGACCAGCATCTTTGTCAATAACCTCCTGCGACTTCAAGGTTGTTCTTGCATTTTCAATAATATTTGGAATGTCATTAGGTGGAGCATTCGCAACATCAATATAGAAAACTCGTCTTTCAGGCGAACGAATGATTCGATATACAAGCATGGCATCCTCAGCCATGACAAGTTGTCTCCAAATTCTTCTAGCACTCTCCAAAACACTAGAGCCATAAGGAAGAAACGTATCATTTCCCAGAAGCCTAAAGTGTGTAACCTGCCAGTTTTCAAGAACCTGATTTCCTTCTGTTACCCATCTAAACCTAACAGCAAAAGGATTTTCAGGGTCAAAACCCTCTTCTCTTTCAATTTCATTGACGGGAATAGGGTGCGCATTGATAACCCCATACTTCGGAGAAACGTCATTTAAAAGGAAGAAATCCCCATATTTACATAAGTTACGAACCCAAGAACGACCAGAAAATTCAAAATTCAATGTGTCATAAAATAATTCTTCAAGAAGCCTCTTAATCTTTGGATTCTCTGAATACACATGAAGCGAACGATCCTTCTCGTCTTTAGCGACCGTCTCGTCAGCGTAAATGTCAACAGCACTAGCAATTTCTGGTGTATTGTGAGAAATGATCGTATCTGTTGCAAAGTTCTTATATCCATCAACAGTCAAATCATATAGATCTATTTTTCCATAATATTCAATAGAGGAAATTTTGTGATTTGAATAATTTTTTGAAAAATCTGTAAAATTAGAAAATCCATTATCTTTCAATCTTTTAGTTATCAAAACATGAGAACAATTAAGTTCTTTTTTAATTTCATTCAATGTTTTAGCCTTTTCAAAGACATTGCATATTGACTGAAAAGTTATTTCATTTTTAAATCTAGGATTATTTTCTCCTTTATTATTCCAGGAATCACTTTTCCAATTTTCATTATATGCTTTACAAAATGTAACAAAATCCTGAAAGCCATTTTCTCTCAATCTTCTTTTAATTGCATTAGGATCTGTGTCAAGAGCATCGCAAATTTTATAAAGATTAAAACCAATGCTTTCACATAATTCAAGAATTTTTCCAAAAGTTATATCTGATCTTTTTGCAGGATTATTTTTTTTCATCCATGCAGAATGATTTTTTTTGAATTTTTCTATCCATTCCGAATTTTCTTCTGACCATTTATCAGAATTGTTATGCAAAATTGTATGCTCTGATAATGTCATAATCCTTAAATTTTCAGGTCTATTATCCCATTTTTTATAATTTATATGATGAACACATTCTCCTTTTTGAATTTTTCTATCACTTATCCATTCTGCTATAAATTGATGTTCTGTTTTCCATCCGTCGTTTATTGTATAAATCCAACGATAACCATCAGAATTTTCATCTTTATTTTCGCTATAAAAATCTTTCCTATAAAATGGCATCATTGAAGTTCCCGGTTTTAGATCTTCAATTTTACAAAAAGTACCATCTCTTTTCATTAATCGATGATTTGCAGTGCCTATAATTTCTTGACCATTGTCAAAAACAACCTTCCAGGCATGATCAAATCTTGTTTTCCTTGCTTGCTTTGCTAATGCAGGAGTCAGTCCTCCAATATTGTGATCGTAAGCATAAACAATAAATTCTTTATCAGTTCCATACTCTTCAGACAACTCTTTAATTGTTTTATACCCATTTGGAATTGCAATTTTTGTATCCCCATGTAAACAATATTCCATTTCACTTTGAAAAACCATAGTAAAATCAAGTACTTGGCCATCTTTTGGATAATTTTTATTATAGCATCCTACTGCCAAATTATGATATTCTGGAACTGTTATATTGTAGACAAAATCTTTTTCTTCTAGATGTTCGATGGATGATACTTTGTGGTTACTATAGGCTTCAGTCCATTCATGATAAGATTTAAATCCTTCTTTTTTAATTCTTGAAATAACTTTATTATGAGTTGTATTTGCCGCCTTTGCCAATTCTGCATACGTCATACCTTGCTTATATGAATTACAAATATCTTGATAAGAAATTGAATCATCAATAAGTGATGTTCTTCCAACTCCTTTTACGATTTCATGGCCATTTTTTTCTTTAAAATCTGACCAAGTTCCATATCCACAAGAATTTAGCCTTCTTCTAACAGCATTAGGTGAACAACTTAATTTTTGACATAATTTATAAATATTTTCACAATCTTTTCCATGTTCTAATATTTCTTCAATTTCTGGTGATTTTGTTTCTTCAACAATTGATTCATGAATAATTGATTGCTGTATGTAATCTTTCTTAGATTTAAAATCTAACCAATTTTCAAATCCTACCTCTCTTAGTCTTCTCTTGATAACATTTTGATCAACTTTTAGAATTTCCTTTACCTTGCTCATTGTAAAGTCAGTTTCTGTTGCGACTTCCAGTATTTTTTCAAATGTTATATCGTTTCTTTTTGCAGTATTATTTTCTTTCATCCATTGAGAATGTTTCTCATTCGGTTTTCCAAATTTATTTTTATTATTTAATTGAGCATGGTACCTATTATGCTCGTACCTATCCATGATTTCCAAATTTTCAATTAAGTTATTTCCTCTATCAAAATCTTTATGATGAACAATTTCGTTGGGCTTTAATTTTCTATTAAAATATTCTGCAACTAAAACATGCTCAGGTGTCCAGCCTCCAGATTTATCATTTTTATTAATAGTATAAATCCATTTATACCCATGACCAGCCAAGTCTCTCACATTGAATGGCATGAGGGCATTGTCTGCCTTTAGGTCTTTTGCCTCACAAGGAGAACCATCCCTTAACATAAATTTATGATTTGGCGTTGTAGTAACACTTCCGCCTGTATCAAAATTAACTTTTATTAAATCTTGCTTTTCTCCTTTGTGAGTAATTCTTGGAGAATGGGCTGGCGCTATGACCATTTTATTATTCACCTGATCGTACGAATAAACATGAATTATATCATTGGCATTTTTTTCAGCCAATTCTTTTATTGTAAAAACTCCTTTAGTTGTATAGACTAAAGTATCTCCACGCAAACAGAAGTCCGAATATCGAGAGTTATGCACAACTATCGTGTCTGTCGCAAAATTTTCATGCCCATCAACAGTCAAGTCCCAAACTTCTTGCTTGCCAAATGGTTCGACCGATACAACGAATTTTTTTCCATCTTTATTGGATTTTCCTTTGAAGTCCCTTCTGTAAAAAGGCATCATTGAAGTTCCCGCATTTAAGTCCTCGGCATTCTTGTATTTTCCATCTCTCATAAGACATGGATGATCGGGAGTGCAAATCAAGAATGTTCCGTCATCAAATGTTACTTTTACAGTTTCCTTATTGCCTGAACATCTTGGATGATGAGCCCAAGCTGGCTTTATGCACATTTCATCGTGATCGTATGCATAAACAATAAATTTTTCTCCATTTGGATATTTTTTGCCCAAATCCTGAATTTCAATGTACCTTTCAGGTCCAGGAATCGCTATTTTAGTACGAGAGTCCACGCAGAGTCGATCATATTGTCCATATGCATTTAAACTATTTCCATAGACTGTTGCTGTACTTTTTCTAAACACGTCCAGAGCGGAAGATTTGACGGAGGCACTATCAAACCCCTTTACTTGTTTTTTTACAATTGGGCCTGCTTTAAATAGTCTTGTTAGTCTTGCGAATAAATTTTGTCTTTTTGCCATTATGCTTCCTTAGTAACTGAAGGTTGCTCTTATTATATTTCTTATGCTGCGATTGTTGCGAATAATGTGATTATTTGACTTTTTTAGATATGGGTACAAATATATGAATGTCAGACTCATCAAATATACATTCTAACTTCTGAATGCTTCGACTTCTATCGACAGCAATCATTTGTTCAATTGTAAAATTAAGCTCTTCTTTATTGTATTTACGAAAAGAAACAAATAAGGCATCGTCTTTTGATGTTTTGCCTCTGCATTTTATAGGAATATGATATGAGGTTTCAATTCCCCAAGGATTATATGTTTCTTCTGAACTCAAATCAAAGAAACAGGTGTCGGCGACACACTTACAATCTTTTTGCATAGGGATTACTTTTGGACTTTGGTCCTTTTTAAAAAACCCTAAAAATCTTTTGAGCAGTCTTTTCATATTGTCCCATTGGGAACTGTGGCCATATATTTTTCAACATATTTTGGATTCAAATTGAATCCGCAGTCACAATATCTTCCATCATATCCATGATCTCTCATCGAAAAGTATTTGTTAAATCCTGTTTTTTGACATAATCTCAACACCATTTGGCTAATAGCTCTTGGGCTCATTGATTTGCCGCGGCCCATTGTTGTGTCAATCTTTATGCTGCAATGCCCAAAGTCTCTATGTCTTTTGTTTGGGTTTGGCTGGGTATACTGCGTGCTGCAAACAAAGTTCTTTTTTCCAAGAAAGTCCTTTAATGAAAGGATTGCTGCCACAATTTCTCTATTATGGTCCTTTCCTTCAACGATAAGAGATTTTATATAAGATTCTCTTATTATGCCGCGAAGCTCATTTTTTTGGATAGAAATCATATAGGTAAATATTCTTTGACTGTCTATTTATTGGCTTTTTAGCATTTCTCCAATGTTTACAGGAGATGACGATCTGCTCATATATGCTAAATGCATTACTTTTGCTTTAATGACGGGCAAAGAATCATTAGATGAAACCATATTTCTATTCCAGGCTTCTTTTGAATGGGAGCTTTTTTTAATCCACTCTCCAAGATCTTCGAATTGCTGTTCGGAAATATCGTCTGCCATATGCCTAATTTCTCGCATTGAAAGTTCAACAGTCTTTTTTTGCATTTCGGACGCTTTTCTTTCCCATTCTATCATCTTTTTTATTTTGTCTTTTGGCCATCCTTTTTTTTTAAATTCAAAAACTTTTTTTTCAATATTTTGCTTATCTCTTTTTCTTTCAAGATATTCAATATACATTTTGATAGCATGATCAAAATGCTTATTCCCATTCATAATCTCTGAAAGTTTTTTGGATTTTTTATCGATGTTCATTTTGAAAAATCTATTTCATTAGCCAATCCCAATTCTTGTTTAGGACTTGCACCCTATTTGTCTTTCCCGTCATTCTAGAAAAGCCGCTAGCATTTCCGGCTGCTGGCAACATTACACTGTAATCATCCTTTTTCTTTGAACCCATTTCAATAATGTCATCCAGCTTTGAAGACGATTGAGACATCGCATCAAGCAATGCTTTTCCTTGATCCTCTGAGAATCTAGCAAAATCCGCTGTATCCAAAAGCCAGAGGCCAATAGCCAAACTCATTACAAGATCGTCATTCTTCTTTTTGTCTGCTCCAACCTTATGGTTTCCTAACCAAACAAATGTTTTTAATTCTCGACAAAGCCTATCTGAATAGATTTCAACTTTATCATTTCTTAACATTTCTTCCATTTTGGTCAAAAGAACATTTTTCTTGCCGCCAGACGTAAATATTCCAAGATCACCAGAAGGATTTTGCAAATCTCCATCGTTCCCAGCCATGGCACTCCATATGTCCAAAGACTTTTCTTTGTTATTATAGATTCTTGGATAGTTCAAATAACAAAGCCTTTGAACAACAGCATATCCCACGTTGTTGTTTTCAGGACAAACCAATGCCTTGTTGTACAAAAGCCCAAATTCATTTATTAGCTCAGCAAAACGATCAGGTGGCAACTTTCCTTGATATTCTGCAACAACCTTTCCCATTTCAGCATCAATAATATGGAATGTAGAATAATCTTTTCCATCACCTCTTGCAACGTCTGCCGAAAGAATGTATTTATGGCCAGGAATTGAATCTTCCCAAATATAAATATTGCGATCCTCACCAACCCTTTTTATTGGCTCCCTGGCTGCTTTTCTAAGCTTTTCAATAATAGAAGGATCAAGAAATGTATCACCAGAAGCTGCAAAGTCACATTCGTGTTCCTGTGCAATTTCCTTAACTGTCATGTTTCCGGTTTGTTCTTTAAACCATTTTTCATCACGTTCAGGATGAACGGTCCAAGGTAACTTTATTGGATAGAATTCATTTTCTTTTTTTTCTGCCTTATCATAAATATCGAAAAACTTATTGCCTGTTCCATTTGGGGTTTGATGTCCAAGCATTCCATTGTAAATTACAGAATGGCACCAAAAATCTTTTTCAATGTCTGGCAGAGAGAAATCATAAGTTTCTTCTAGTCCATCTTCTATATTTTTAATCCTGTCCCATTTAATATTTGAAGATATTATATTATCAATATTTTCTACTTTTTCTGGTGCTTTTTTAATTACATCATCTTTTACTATATTCCAAAATTTCAAACAAACATCTCTGCTAATGTCATCTGTTTTATATTTTGTTTTTTTATTTAGAATTCCATTCATAAATAGGCCATATTTTTTATATAGCGTATTTAAATTTTCTGAGGAATATGAATATATTTCATTCAAAAGTCCCAAAGAATTTGGAATTATATCCTTTGTATTTTTTGCAGAGATGTTATAACATTCTTTTAATTTTTCTTTATTATTCTGCTTTCTTTCAAATCCAAACCCAATTTCATCATAAAATATATTAGAATATCTTCCATTTATTTCAATCCTATAATATTTTGATTCAACTTTAACTTTTTCTGTTGGTAGAGAAGTTCCCTCATAGTAATCAGTTATTATTCCAAAATTATTGAGAAGAATTCTTATTTGTTCTATTAGCCTTTTTGAAGATAAGGAAATTCCAATAGTTCCACGATCACTTCTGCTATACCCATCTCCATCAAAAAGACCAGATAACATGGAGGCTATGTTTTCTTTGCTCATTTGCAAAAGTCTGTCTGGTATATGTTTTTCTTTTGCCTTTAGATCTAAATTAAAACCAACGTACTCCAGAAAAAGTCCGAAAGACTTGGAAGAAATATTATAATGCATATTGTCATATGACTTGGAAGACAATTCAATGCTTTCAAAAATATTTGAAATATCGTCTCCACATGTAATTGTTAGATGATTTCCAACTTGTTCATTTTGATTATTTAAAACTTTATAATTTGAACCTTCGGCCAAATACATTCCAAATATATAAGACAGGTCTTTTGTTATTTTTTCTCCCAAATTTGGAACATTTTTCTCTTTAGACGATGGAACATGTGAAAAACAAGAAATATCATCATTAAAACCCCAAGAATTCATTCCATATTGATAAGCAATATAGTCACCTTCTTTTAATTGATCTAATCTATGCCAATTGTATTTTCCATCAACACAAGCCCAAACCTTATGATTATTAGAACCTTCCAACCAAGAATGTTGAGTCGTTATTTTTTTTGTCTCAACTTTTCCATTGTTATGGAATAGCGTTCCATTTCTAAGTTTATCCTTTCCTAAAACAGAATATTCACTTATCTCATATCCGCCAAAACTATTTTTTTGCTGTATAAAGTTTTTAACTTGAGTTGGCCCTTTGTCAGTAAAAACCCATGTATTTTCTGTTACACAGGACAAAAGAATTGCGCGCCCTCCTGTATTGCTTCCAAGGATTCCATTTTGCAAAAAAGAATGAGTTTCAGGAACTGTAAAGTCATATGTTACAACTTCATCTTCTGATTCTGATATTGAAACAATTCTATCCCACCTAAAAGTATCAGACAAATATTCTTCAAAAAATAAAGAATATTTTTCTTTCAAATTTTCACCAATCAAATCTCTTAATTTTCTTAAAAATTCTTGATTGACATATCTTTCCATATTTTTATCAAGAATTTTATCTAGTCTTAGTCCATTCTTTCTAAACCAATAAGTACTTTTATTTGAATCTTTTACAATATCTTTTATTTTTAAATAAATATTTGATTTTGGTATTTGAAATATTTTTGAAGAATCTTGGCTATATGCTTGAATATATTTTTCAAGCAAAAGTTGCTTTCTTTTAATTTTAAATCCAATCTCTTCAGAAAAAAGTTTCATTTGACTTCTTGGTATTATTATTGACCAACAATCATGCAAAGACTGAACGGGTTTACCTTGTGGCAACAATCTTCCTGTTTTACGTTCATAATTTAACTTAGATTCGGAATCTGTGGATTTATGGATGTTTCCATAAATCCCATAATTAGAAAGAATTATCTTTGTTTCTTGCAACAATTGCTCAGATGTCGAACTCAATACGATTCCACTTTCTGAAACAGATCCATCTCCATCAAACAATGCAGAAAGATATTTTGAAGTTGCTATTTTATTCCAAGAAAAAACTTCATTTGGAGTTATTTTTTCATAACATTTTCTTTTGGGTTCAATTCCAATTGACTTAAGTTTGTCACAAAAATTAACGGAACAAATTCTCAATTTCTCATTGTTTGATTTATCAGGAGAAAATCCATTTCTAATAAAAATATCTCTAAATGAATCATCTGTATTAGAAATCCATGTTGTATAATTTTTTTCTTGAGAGGTTGAGGTCATCCATCCTTCTGCAATAAATCCTCCAACCATATATGCCAAGTCATCATCAATGCAGACATCTCCAAAAGAATTCATTCCATATGAAGTTCTTAGATGATCTCCAATAGAAAGATATTTTCCTGGGATCATTTTTGGCCTTTCATTTCCTTCCTTCAATGAATACAAAGGGTGGTTAGGAGTGATCTTTAATGTCGAGCCGCTTTGAGTTCTGATTTCTAAAACTTTTGACTTTGGAGAAACATATCCATGAGAGATATCTTCAATCCCATTTTTTCCCCAAATCTTTGAATTTAATTCAAAATAATCTCCAATATTCTTATTTTCAAAATAATCCCCAATTCTTTTAAATCCTTTATCTGACAAGACCAATGTGTCTCCGGTCAAGCAGGATAGAGTTGGATAGAGGCCTTTCCAAAGCTCATCGAAGTCACGAACGAAGGCAGCTTCATCAATAATCAAAAGAGACAATGCCTCAGAACGACCAGCGTCAGGAGATGTTGGAACAGCCTTTAAAACAGAACCACGAGATGTTTGAATGGTTTGAACAGTTTCACTCGAAATATCACAAAGAATAAGCCATGGCGGCAACATCTTTAACATGTATTTACATTTCGCAATGAAGTTTTTTGCTGTGCTTAATTTTGTAGCAATAACAAGAACGTTAGCATTTTCTCTAAATAAAACCATCCATAAAGCATAAGCGGCTGTGACCGTAGATAGTCCAAGCTGCCTTGCCTTTAAAACAATGGTAAATCTATGCTTAATAAATTCTTCAACACAATCATCCTGAAAGTCAAATGTATCAAAAGGAATTGCTCCTTTTGTAGGGTGCTGAATCTTTACATATTTATTAATGAAATATATTGGATCTTTTCCGCACCTTAATATTTCTTTTGCATGATGGGCCTTTACGTTAATGGCCATTCTTACCTCAACTGAACAACGATTTTACGTCGATAATAAGCGTCCCTTCGGCCACTGAACTGACCAAGAGAAATTAGCTCCCAATCTTCATTGTCGCTCAAGTTTTCTGTTTTTAGCGTTCTGCCAGATTCATCCTTGAAAGAATCTTTTATTTTTTTTACGCATGCTTCAAGAATTGAACTTGAATCAGAAGACATTTTGTCAAACTCTCTTTTTCTTTCGTGTGGCTCTCCAAAGGAGATAATTGAAATAAATGAAAGAACAAGCTGATCTTCTCCTAGCAAATTTGCCTTAACTGACATTGATGCACCTTTTGGATTGTTAGTGGATCCAACTCCCCAAGTGCTATCAATGATATTGCCCAAGATATTGTATTCTTCGAAATTCATACAATTAACTATTCTCCAGCAGAAGAAAGGTCTGGGCGCCACCCTTCTTGCCATTTTTTACGATTTGGCTCCGCATAAACAGTAGAGCAATCATAACAAACCCCCCATTTTCTACAACAATGAGCATCTTGGAATGTTTTCATAGCCAAGCTGCATAAAGGACAAAATAGAGGAATTGGCTCAATATTGTCTTTGGGCCTAATTACAGAGAATCCAGCGGCTTCCCGCTGGATTCTATTTTTTGATATATTTTTCCAGCTCATATGAGCTATTTTAGCCTAATTAATTCTTAAAGAAAATTATTCATCAATAACATGCTTTTTTACAAAATTTCGAACAGTGCTTAGCGCTGGGTTTCCTGACATACTATCGACCACTTCTCCGTTTTTGAACAAGATTAAAGTGGGAAGCTTTGATATTTTGTATCGGATCGTCATAGCCTGATTGTCTTCAATGTTCAATTTGGTGACTTTCATTTTTTCAGAAAATTCTTCTGCAACACTTTGCAACTTTGGAAGAAGTTGTTTGCAAGGCTGGCACCATGAGGCCCAAAAGTCAACAAGCACAAGCCCAGACGCCTGAAGTACATCAGAGTCAAAACTGGCGTCTGTTGTGGATTTTATTGTATTCAATGTTTGATCGTTCATATTTTTTAATTACTCATGACATACATGAGAGTTTTGTCCTTTTACTGTAACTTCGATTAAAGTATCTGCCGTTCCTTTTATTGATTCCAGATGTGTAATCAATATTACCTTTTTGAACCATTTCTTCAATGACTCAATCATTCTTACGATTGAGTCAACGCGTGAGCTATCTGTGCTCTCAAAAGGCTCATCAAGAATAAACATATCTGGCTTTGGCAAGTTGCTTGCTCTCATTAGTCCTACTCGCAGAGCGATAGAAGCAATCACGAGCTGCGCCCCAGAGCATAATTCTATGGGTATTCTTGTATTGTTGCTCTCTACATAAATATCCAATTTGTCGCTTTCTTCTTCTAGTTCAAATTCAACAGCATCAACTTCATCAATATCTTCAAGAATATCTCTAATCTCTGAATTGATGGCAGGTAAATCCATTCTCAAAATTTGATTTGGAATTCCTTTCTTTCCGAATGCAAATGACAATTGTTCAAAGATTATGCATTTGTCATTTATTTGTTCAAATTTAATTTTGTCCGATCTAAGAACATCAATGTCACTTTCTATTTTTCCAATCCTTGTTGCAGAAAGAATTCTTTTATTATCAATTTCTTTTATTTCTATTTTAATTTTTTCTGCTTTTGACTTTAGTTCTTTGATTGAATCATCATCGGAAAAATTCATTTCCATTTGCTTTAGCTTTTCTTGACTAGAAACAAGTTTTCCTAAAATGTTTTCAAGCTTTTGTTCCAAGGCTTCGACTGAAACAGACGAAATCTTTTTAATAAGTTCAATTTCCTTCTTTTCAAGCCTGTTGTATTCGGTTATTTGATTTTCATAATCAACATCATCAACAATGAGAATTTCACATTTTTGAATATCTATTTCAATTTCTTGAATTAACTCTTTTTGAGAAGAGATCTTGCCTTTTTCAATGTGGGCATCTTTAATATACATACAAGTTGGAAATTGATCTCCACATGGAACTACGTCAAGTTTCTTTACAGTCTTTTCTTTTTGTTCTAATGTCTTTATTGCTGCTTTTAGCTTTTCTTGCAAGCCAGAAATCTGTTTTTCAAGCTCATTCTTTTTTGCTAACTTTTTACGAATTTTGTCAAGATCTATCTTGCTTTTTTTATTTACAATATCGTCGATTTGCAATTGAAGTTCACGCTTTCTCTCAATAACAGCTTCAATTTGTAGCTCTATTTTGCTTTTATCTTGTTCAAAAGCATCAACTACCGCCTGCTGTATATCAAGATCATCTTGATCAACAATATTTGCAGCATCTTTTTTTATAAGATCTTCCTTTGTTTTTGAAAGTCCTTCACGAAGAATTTCCAATAAAGACTCATAGTCTTCAATCTTTTGTGTAAGTTTTTCCTTTTCAGATTGAAGACCAAATATTGCAGCATCCCAATCAAGAGCCGTCAACGCCTTTAGCATTGATTTTTGAGTTGACCAATCTAAATTTGCCTGAGTAGAAAGAAAGTCTAACGGCTGCAAATCTCTAAATCTTGCTAGGTGCTGCTTTCTTGTCGTTACCCGTTCACGCATAAATGCTTCAACGTTTCTCTGGTTAGCCAATGCCGTTAGCTTGAAGTCTTCCAAACTGCCAACAATCTTTCGAATAGCCTTTTCTGTGTCTTGTGGTTTCTCTCTATGAAGAGGCTCCAATTCTTCCCAAGAATCTGTCATTCTATAAAAATAGATTTTATTTTTAGCACCATACCGACCATCAGACTTTTCAACCCGTTCGGTTATTCTGTGAACTCGATAATTTTCACCAGAGACAGTAAAATCAAATTTTGCAAAACATGATTTTTTTCTATTATTAATCATTCCATGATAATGATTTTGAAGGATTTCTCTATCAAGTCTTCCAAATAGAGCGTATACCATAGCAGCAATTGTTGTTGATTTTCCACTCATATTTGGGGCAAATATTCCAACAATCCCTTCACAAGAATCAAAATTGATAACATTGCCCTCTCCATATTGCATGATATTGTCAAATTCAATACGACGAGGATCCCACGTTCTTCCTCTAAATGTACTGTCTTCAGAATTCAATTTCTCTAAGTAATTAGAAATTGTTTGATTTGCAAATTTCCACTGAGACTCATTAAATGTGCCTTCTCCAATAAAGTCCTTGAACAATTTGCAAACCGTTGCTGGGTCTCGCAGATCTCTTCTTAATTGCTTGTTTGTTTCTTCGTCAAGAGCAGGAGAGCCAATTTTGTTATTTTTATAAACAATTAAAGATGCTTTCTTTTTATTCTTTAATTCATACTCAATTTTCTTCTTGTCTTGCTGAGGTATTTTTCTTTCGCTATAAATTCTAAAGCGAGAACCGTCTGGGTATTTATTGGCCTCAAACATAAATTTTGAAAATTTCTGCTCGTCGGCCAATCCTTTATCATTTTTCCATTCTAAAGTAACAAATGGCTTTTTGTTTTCAATTTCTATATGTCTAACATCAAAGTCGTCTTTATCTCGAATATCCCATAATAAGAATCCATGATTCTTTATTGATTCTCCAAAATTTTGTTGTAAGGTAGAACCAGGATATGCAATTCTCTTATCTTTATCTAAGAATTGCAATTTATGAATGTCGCCAAGGAAGCTAAAATCATAATCTTTAAAAAATGATGTTTCAACCTCTCCGTCCAATTCATATCCAAGATCTGTTGTTGAGCCTTGTACAGAGCCATGAAACAAACAAATATTAATTTTCCCTTGTTCTGGCTTTACATCTTCCCATCCTTTCTCATCAAATGGAGAATATGCACAAAAATTAATCTTTTCATTTAAAGGATATACACCAGATTTCAAAAATAAATTTATGTTTGGATTATTTAGTGCTTTTATTATTGGAGAAATTGCATCTTTCCTATGCAAATTTTTTAGATTTCCATCATGGTTTCCTAAAATAATATAAGTTGGCGCTACCTTGGCCAACTCTGTAAAGAGCCAAGCAACCATTTCGATTACTTCAGGAGTAATCCTTTGAGTTTTTTCATGAAGAATATCTCCTGCAAGGACGATTGCATCAACTTTTAATAGTTTTGCATTGTCAAAAAAATACTGAAAGGCTTGACAATATTCTTCATGCCTGTCCAATGGTCTAAAGTGAATATCTGCGAAATGAGCTATTTTCATAAAATTGATCTACTTGTTATTGAGTTTATTTTATTTGTAAGTAAAGAAAAAGAATCCCAAATCTGAGCTTCTTCTTTTCTTTTTAAGAATTCTTCTTTGGTCATTTCTCCTACGTCTCCGTATTTTCCCATATTTAAAACACGTAAAGAAATTCCTGCTTTCAGAAAAAGACTTGCTACGTTTGGCATTTTTTTATAAACCATGTCTTTATCCATAGCTAACAAAACTGGTGTTTTATGCTTTACTATCATTCCAAACAAGGCACTGTACGCCTTTAAGTCAGAACCAAGCAAAGGCACCGAATTGTCAGTACATTTTACCAAATCCAAAAGGCCTTCTGTTATAATTATTTCTTTTTTCCAATCAATATTAATTTCATTAAAAATGATGGAAGTTGCATCGACAGAAGTATCCCAATATGGATACTTCGGTTCTTTTAGCCAAGAACGACCAACCATATAGTTAAAGTTTCCATTTTTATCAAAAGATGGAAAAAGTATTCTATTTCTCCAAGTCCATTCATCAGATATTCCAATTTTAAAATACCAAAAATCTCTCTCTGTCATCCCTCTTGATTTCGCGTAATCTATTGCTTTTTTAACTGCTATATCTTTACTATTTTGATTTAGAGCGAGCAATTTAAAGTCCATAGGGAGCGTCAGCTCTTTTTTTCTTGGCTGATCTTCAACGCCAGCGGACATTGTTTTCTGATCGGCAAATCTATTCAAATATTCTATGAGAAGCGCTGGTCGACAATATTCATTCAGTGCCCTCACCAACCTTCCCCGATAAGGACAATGCCAACAATGAAATATGTCTCCTTTAAATATGTTGATAGCTAATTTTCTTTTTCGAAGAGGAATTCCAGTTTTAATCGCTTTCTCTTGGCACTTGGGGCATTTTACTTGAATGTTTCCCTTTGTATAAACTTCGGACTTTCCAAACGCTCTTTCAATAAATTCTATTTTTTCAGCAGATGCGTGAACTTCTCCCATAACCAAAATTACAAAACTCAATAGAGTTTTGTCTTTTATATTTCGAATGCTAATATCCCATAACCAATGGCCTTGGAGTTACTTTCATTCCTGTTCCAAAGCCGCTCATGTCATCTTTTAATTTTTCATTTATATCGTGAAATTCGTCTTTTCCAATATCGGAACCATCTAAGTGCTTTACATAAATGGTGTAATAGGTTTCATCACCAGACATGCCATCTTTAAAAGGTTCTTCTGTTTCCCAGGTTTTTCTTGCGTCACCTGTTTCTCTCGCTGGCACTTGATACTTTGAAGCGTAAGCATCTATCTCATTTGCGTCAACCTCCATATATGGAAGTTCCCAGCCTTTTCGCTTAACGTTCATGTTTTTATCTTGATCGTAAGTGTATGTTTCAAAGGCTATTCCCATCATATATGTTGGAATATCTCCGAAAACCTCTTTTAATGTTTTTAGCATTATTCCCTGTTAATTATTTCATCCATTTCATTTTTATATGGAGAGCTTTTCTTTAATAGTTTTCTAACATGGTTTGGAAATGGCCACATGAAATAATACTTTTCTTTTGTAAAATTTTCCACCATGCCTTCAACAGAACTTCCCAATTCTCTTGTCCTTCTATAAGCTCTTACTTCTGTCCACATTCTGCCTGGTGACGGCCAGGGCAAAAGAAAAAGAAGAGATAATAGCCACCATAAATTGCCCCCTATTGCCCCCAATGCCAAAAGAGCAAAAATCTGAGGAGATATATAAATCATGCTAAAAAGAATAACATTTATCCACTTCAAAACAGGCAATGGCTTGAAAGTTCCATATAAAGTCTGGGCATCTATAAGATGAACTCCTTCATGCTGAAGAACTCCATAGTCATTAAACCTTCCCTTTGGTTTCCAAACCTTGGGATACAGGGTTGTCCACATTCTCATGTATTTTGAAAAAAACAAAAGCTTACCAAGAAAAGCCTGATGCCACACTCCGTCTTTTTCGTTTACATTAAAACCTTTTATTTCTTTTTGAAGAAACTTAACTGTATTATCCCATTTGGACATTGCAACCTCTTTAGGTTAAATATTCTTCAATTCAATAAAACCCGCCCTTGCAATCACAAAGCTATCCATTTGATCATAGCAGTAATCTTTTAACTTTCCTGTTCTCTTTAGTGGCCAATTATAAGTTCCATTAAATGGAGGCCGCTTGTTCATTTGATCAAATGCCTGTTGTTTTTGAGGCTTCCAGGGTATTTTTGCTTTTTTGCAAGCAGTCTTGCTCATCATTTTTAGTCCACACAATTTTCTTGCTTGTGATGGAGAATAATAAACAGGGTCGATTGCCAAATAATCATGAATAATATAAGACAATATTCCGTTAAATCTCATTAGTAATGAAATTGTTGACGAAGAAGACTTACCACGAGAAAACTTTGATAATGGCTCTTCAATAAAGATATGGGTTAGTTTATATCTTTTTCCAAGATCTATAATATTTTTTTTCATATTATCAACCTTGTCCCAAATTGTACCTTTTATCTTATAAAGTTCAAAATGACCAATTTCTACAAGGTTTCCATCCATATCAAGAATTGTATATCCGGTAATGCTTGTACTTATGTCAAGTCCACATATCATATGTTTTTATATATCTTTTTATTATATTGTTAAATATTAATCATTTTCATCATAGCTTTCGTACCAGCCATCTTCGCCCCTTTGCTCATCAAAAAAGTAAGATCCTGCATCAGCAATATATTGTTTAATTCTTGACAAAATGAAATCTACTCCATTTTTTTGTAAGTAATTTTTCATTTGATGCAAAAAAATTTTATGACGATTCAACAACGGCTGTGCCTCTATTGCTATGTCGCTTTCGCTTTTATAGCTTTTATCAAGAACAATATTTCCATATGTTTTACAGTCATCATTGTCTTTTTTTGCAAGTCTTTTTTCATTTGAAAAAGGCTCTTTTTTAATAATTGGATTTTTATTAAAGATACTCCAGTAATCATATGCCTTTGTAGAAATTTCTTCTCTATTAGGCATAATCGGAGATTCTTTTGCTAGAGCAATCATGAACATAAGTCGTCCAAAACCTTCTCGTGTTGCAATTGAACGAATTTCATTTGCTCTATTGCAAGAACCTCTAAGTCCAATAATTCGGCCATTATTTACGCTTACAAACCCATAAACACCTTTTGGATCTTTAAAAATGTCTTTTACATTTGAAAAAGCATAAAAATCTTTAAATTTACTAAATTGATTACCTTTAAAAGGAATTTTATTAAAATCCTTAAGAGATTTGTCAATATCTTCTTTTATTCTTTGAGCATAGTATTTTGGCTTATAAAGAATGTAATCAGAACTATGTCGGCCAGCATCAATATATAGCGCATAGTCCTCCATCGGATCTTTTCCGTCTTTTTCATCTTCCTCAAGAAGAACATTTAGCCATTTTTCTGTTATTGCCATAAAAATAATTATACAATAACTCTCTAGAAGTCCATTTTTGCTTTTATTAATAATTTATCATTATTTGTTTTTTTAATGGGCTGGCTTAAGCCTGTTTTCATTATTACATTTAGATTGTCGTCTAGCCAGTCTATATTTGTAATATAGACAAAGTTTTTATCAGTATCATTCGCGTTTACAGAAGAAGATACTGGAATAAAGTTTGGATGGCTAGAAGAATTTACAAGCCCCGAGGCTGCCTCGGCAGAAAGCATGAGAACATGAATTGTGCTTTCTCCTTCAAATTCCATAGAATATTGCTCTTTGCCAAAAAATGGAATATTTGGAGATTTTACAACAACCATTCCTTCATTGTAAAAAATATTTCCAACACTATTCCATGTTGCGTGCTCTGTTAAGGAATCTGCCCGATATAAGCTTCCATAGCCATTATCTTTTAGAGTTATAGAAACTTTTTCATTACTTCCTGTTATTTTAGAATCTGTTATTGAAAAAGTTTTTGGGTTTATTCTATTTCCAAAAAATATATTGCTTATTTCAAAAAATGAAATTTCATTTGAAGAGTTATCTCTTGTTCTTTGGTAAATTGTCAAAACTTCACCGGGATCTACTCCTGGATCCTCCGGCGTTGCTCCTGCTATCTTTTCAAAAATGGAACCAGATTGAAATACTAAACCAGGACGAAGACTTGAAGAAGAAACCAAATTATTAAGAGAAATGAGCGTCAAGTCAAGATGCCCTAAATCGTTAACAAATTTTTCCATCGCAGAGCCAATTTGAGGCGTATTTGTTATTGTTCCACTTCTCAAAAGATTGAAGTTCGGAAGAAATAATCCATTGTCGCATGGCAAAACTGTTAAGTTTCTTTTCGCAATAGAACCTGTTTGATAAAGAAATTCATTTGCACTTTTTGGATCGACTGTATCAGTAATTTGAGATCCTGTTAGCTGATATTGTCTTGGATAGTTTCCTGTTACCAAATCTCTCAAGAAATTTTCAAGATTCATATAATGTCCACCTACTCCAAATGACATAGCAACATTAAATGGATCATCTGTTGTTCCATCAATTCCAAAAAAAGGAGTTTGCAAAACTCCCCCTTGCTGATTTAAAACCTGCCTTATAGGACTTTCTCTAGTAAAAAATGGGCCAAGATAAAATGCCAAACCTTCTAAATTTGCTGGACCTTTCAATGCATCTTCTTTAATATTGTCAGACAATCTAAAAGACTTATATATTCTCAAATCATGAATTTCTGCATTCAATGGGTGTTCAAATGAAAATTCGTCAGGAGCATGCTGATTAAAACTTGCTGCCAAGTTTACCAACCCATCTCTAGTTGAAGGTTCTGTATTGAAAAATAAAGACTGCCCAGAAGAGCCTGTGTTTATTCCTTCATAAAAATTTCCAACACAAAGGACATCTGGGTTGCCCTTAGGTAAAGAGAATGGAGCAGGTGCCACAGAAGACGACGGAACTACAAAAGAACCTGCTTCCACACCATCAATAAAGAAAGAGCCACTTCCTTGATTTATTTTTTCAGTCCCCCAACGAATTGCTACATGGTGCCAATTATTCCTTTTTAATACATTGTCATTTGTTTCAAATATTAAATCATTGGGATAGGTTCCAACAGAAGCAAGTGAAGGAGAAATGTCTGCACTATGACTTAACTGTAAAAGAATTTTAAATCCATCAGCAAACCCTCTTGAATCCTTTGAAGAGCCTGTTACCAAAGAAACAACATAAGAAGAAGAAAGATGGAAAATAGTACCAGCCTTAAAATCGCTTCCAGGCTCATCTGTTGTATATCTTGGGTTTATATAAAATTCAAAAGTAAAAGCACCAGGCAGAGAATAGCTTCCAGAAATAGAAGACAAAGAAGGTGAAGATGCAGAGTTTGGATAAAGAAGAACAGAGTCTTCAGGAACGCCAGAAGATGTAAAAAAATTTAAGCTGTGATAATTGGTATATGCCCAATGAGCATCTGTATGCTGAATTCGATAATAAGGATAAAGCTCTTGAATAACTCTCTTTTTTAGAGTGTTTTCTGTAAACTCAAAAGAAGGTTCAAATCTAAAAATGTTAAGTTGCTTTTGCTTTCTAGCAGATGTGTTTTCAGAATTTACACCAGCAATATATGCATTTGTTTCATTATATACATCGGTTGAAACTTTGGCCTTTTTGACCATTTTAAGTCTCAAGTCTTCAATGCTTTCATCATTAAAAAACCCTGTTTGAAATGACGAAAGAGGTTGGGACTCTTTTTCAATAGAAGAACGTCTTGCAAACAAATTTAAAGTGCCAGTAACACCATCAAAAGAACTACTTACATAGTTCTTTTTAGGATTTGTGACAATAGTAAATGTTTCAATATCGTCTTCTGTTATTTTAACAAGTGACATTATTATTGTATATATGCAAAATTATCAACAAATAGCGTTATAGTAACATAAGACAAGGAATGATCACTATTATAGTTTGAATATTTTATCTCTTTTATAAAAGAACCAAGAAGAACAAGGTTCTTTGATGGGACTATTACGTTTTCTTTTTTTCCTATAAGCTGATGCTGTCTAAATGCATCCAAAAACTCGCTTGTAACTGCTGCGCAAATAGTAACATCCCCACAACCAGATGAGATCCCAGCAAATTTGTAACGGTAATCAGAAATAAAATAAGAATGCTCTTTGATTTGATCAAGCTTATTTGCAAATATTGTGAAATTTTCAAACTTCACTTCAAAGACATTATTATCTGCCAAGCTAGGATAAATAGAATATTCATCTTTTATTTTATTTACAATTTTACTTAAATTCATAATTAGAAATCCAACCTTATTCTGAATGTAATATCTTTTTCCGGGTTTTTTTCTATTGGTCTCGACAATTTTGCAACAGCCAAAAGATTATTGTTTGCATCATATAGTCCAACAGATGTTACAAAAGTAAATGTCTGCTGAACATCTTCTTGACCTTCATCAATAACAACAATTCTATTTTCTGTATTTGTAAATGTTTTATTGGAACTGTAATTGAATTCGTCGGCTGTAGCTCTTGCGAAAACCAATGTCGAATTAATGATCGTTTGATTTTGAAACGTCATTGCAGTCAATGTTCCTGAGCTGAATCTTGTTGACGCTAAATGGTCAATAATGTTGTCAATAGAGCCAGAAGTCAAAAAATCTGGAATGAACTTCGCATCAGGATTTCCTCCTGCGTCAAGATCTCCTATAAGAGTAAATCCTGCGGCAGTATCGGCATGTCCAGGAACGGCAGCATCACTCATTGCCGAGATAACTCCTGTTACGTACTCTGAACCAGAAATAATCTTTGACAAATCAAGAACGACAATTCCCTGATCATTGAAAAGCAATCCAACATTTCTTGAAGTATCTGAAGAATCAACAACATTGGAAACCTTTCCGCCAAAAGAAACTTCTTGATTCGCTGCGGCACCTGCATCTGTAAATATTTTTATTCCATTTTCAGAAGTTCTATTTAGGTTGCCAGAAGTATCAGTTGCCGGACCTGCGCCATTATTTGAAGATGATTGATAAAACTGCATTGCAAAAGTTTCACGCTTCAATCCATCTCTAAAGAACAATCTTTTAAAGTCAATAAAAAATGCTTCATCAATAAGATCTGTAGACGTAGCAGAGCCAAAAGGAGAAGCAAATCTTTCATTTGAATCGCCTAAAAGAATGAGCGCATGTTGCTTGTATATATCAATCTTTTCACGCATCATTAAAGACGTTGAAGGAAACAAAAGCTTTCCAGCAGAATCTTCACCAGTTTTAATGTCTTGAACAGTAGAGCCAGAAAAGTAAAGCCCAATTGTCATATCTAAAACTTCATTTGCCGTTTGAAGAGTAAGATCTTGGTCATGTACCGTTTGATACAAAGAAGAGGTTACTCCGGGTCCTATACCTCCAGTTACAAAAGCCTGATATTTTTGTCTAGTAACGCTTCCACTAATATCTTCTTGTGTAATATCAATTAGCTGATTCAAAAAAGACCTAGCTGTCTTGATATCGTTTGGTGTTAATTCTTTAAAAACTGCCATTTATCCATTTTCTCCAAATAATTCTAAATCTAGCTTAATCATTTTTGCTAATTTGAACTTCAAATTCTTTTACTGCACCACTTTGAACTCCTTTTATTTTTACAAATGTTCTAATGATGTTTTTATTGTTTGCGGTTCCAAATACTGTAAATTGGTCATTTGAAATAGACCTAACTTCAAGCGTAAATGTAAGTCTAGAACCTCCAACAGAGGTTTCTGTTGGATCTCTTCTCAAAATATATGTGGCAACCCTTGTACCGTCGATAATATCTGGCACGGAGCCTTGGATTTGAAGAAAGTCGTTGCTCAGGGAAATTTCAAACCCTTGATCTCTAAGTTCTGCATCAATAGTGTCTTCGTTTTGAATGGTTTGAGAAACAGACAGAGAAGATGTTTTTGTTGTTGTTGCCCCTAAAGAAACAATATTTGTTGCCAAATTTTCTCCAGTCAAAGACAAAGTAGGAAGCCTAACAAGGTTTGGATTAGAAATACTTACCATTCTTGATTTTTGAGAAAAATTTTGATTTGTCAATCCTTCAAAAACAGGAGTGTTTTTTTCAATCTTTTCTTTTCCAACAACTCTTCCAAATTTTGGAATTATAGTATAGTCAACTTCGTCATCTCCAAGTGCAAACTTTATAAAAGAAAACGATCCATCATTGCGAGCAAGAGCCTGCCTTCCGCTGTCAGTCAAAACTGCATCAAGAATAATATTGTTTGTTGTATGATCAAGAAAGCCCATTGTTAATTTAATCCTCTCATTATATTTGTAATCATCGAAGTTTATCCTTTTGTTATATCATCAGAATCGTTTTCAATATATGCCTTATGCATATAAAGTTTAGGAGCATTCGTTGCTCCTGGCGAATTTTTTTCTTTCTTTGCCGTTCTTAGATCCTTTATTACGATATCTACAAGCTGATTTTGTTGAAAGTCTACGTTTATCATTTGCATTTTGTAACTTGTTCCATTTTCAGATGTTCCAATTACAGGTTCTGACAAATGACCTTTACTTACTATTTCTAAGTATTCAGGTTCAAAATAAATTTTCACTTTTTTATGATTACTATTTTTTATTACATCCACAAAAGTGTCAGTATTTAAAAACATATTAGGATATGGTTTTGGCGCACCACTTCCAGATATTAGTTTTTTTTCAATATTATTCTTATATCTATTAAATTTTATTTCAAATTGTATTCCATAATTTGAACTCATTCCATGAGCATCTACACTAGAAACAGTATATATAAAACTATCATCTTTTTTGAAATCTTTATCAATCCAAAAATTTTGAGGACTTGATAATTTTCTCCTTAGATTTATATTGACTTTTTCATAGTTTTGAGTAGGAACAAAGCTATTATCAAAATCTAATTCAACCAATATTTCAAATGGATCATCTATAGATTTTCTGCGAAACACTTGCCAGCGCTTAATGTCTTGTTGCGGGTTTACTGGAAAGCTCCATGAGATGCATGGTCTTTGCTCAGTAAAATCCCAAAAAATATTTATATCCGAAGGAGGAGGTGGAGGAATTGTTTCTTCGGTATTTACAATCAATCTTTGAGAAGGAGAAGAACTAACAAGTATTGTAGAAATGGCTATTTGGTCATCTTGTTCAGAAAAGCTTTGAAACTCTAAAAGATAAATTGCCCTTATTTGATATACGTACGACAAACCATAAGATACAAAAAAGTCTATTGTTGATGTAGTATTTGAATTTTCTAAAACAATTGGGTCTACTTCAACTAATGTTCCGTTACTATTTCTTTGAAATTTGTCTATAATATAGCCAATATGTTTTCGAGTTGGTAAAAAAGACGAATCCTTAGGAGCCGCACGTAATGATACTGGCTCTACCGTAATGTCGTATTCTGCCTCTTCAATAGAGTCAGTATTTGTATTTTGCACCATTTCTGTCTGCAACCTGTCAGCATCTCCAAGAAGTGGACCAACTTCATCTGCAAAAAAGCCTAATGGATCAGTTGAAATTGTGGACAAAAATGTTTTTATAAATTTATTGTTTATTCTTGATCTTGTTTTTACTTTTTTTAAGCTTTCAAATTTCTTTTCAATAATTTCTTTTTGCTCATCTTGACTAAAGAATCTAGCACCAGAAGTTTTCAAATCTGTCAGGGCATCTATAATTGTTTGATCTGACAGATCTTCATTGCCCAATTCCCCAGCAATAAATTTGCTCAAATCAAGCGCAGAAACCTTATTTGTGTCAATTTTTCCTGCAAGAAATTCAATCTGTTCATTTACTGTTTTTGCCAATTTTATATTGTTTGAATTTGTAAATTTTGCAACAGTACCACTCACAAGCAAGTGCAACTTTCCATCAATTGCAGTATCTTGGAATTGAATTCCTGAAAATCCGAAATTGCTAAAATTTTCTTCTTTTAATATTTTAGATATATTTCTTCTAATAAAATTTTGATTTTCACTAGAAAGGCCTGAAGAATCGACATTTACTAATGGAACCAATTCAAATTCTGGCTCTCTAATTTTTATAGGTGACCAATTAAGCCTTACAAATCTTGGAATCCTACTAAGAGTATCTGCTGTTGCATTGTCAAAAAAATCAGATCCCTTTTTCAATATTGAAAAAGGGACATTTCCTTCATCATTAACTCTTTCATCTGGTGTAAAAAAATTATAAACAAACTTGCCATTGAAATTTCTTACTTCTGGCGTGTCTACAACCAATGAAGGTTTTGATGGAAAAGATATCGTCACTGGCTTTCCTCTTCTACTGTTGATATAGTAACAAAAAATTGATCTAATGAAATAGTATTGTTTTTGCTTCTTTCTTTTATTTTAACTTTTCCATTAGATGTTGTTAGCATTTTTTTCTTTTCTAGAACGCCATACATTTTCGCTCCAGAAGTTGTTTCAAATGTTTTTTCAAGATCAATTTCAAAATCATCTGGGTCTACTGCCAAATTAAAGATCCTTTCAAAGATTTTAGGAGACGTTATTCTTAGTGAATGAATCTTTCCTCCCGTAAGTAATGACTTTGGAGTGAATAACTTTACAAAATTAATCAAATCTTCAGTTAGTTCAATTCTTTGATCAATTGCAACACCAGGAAGAATGGGTGGAGTTATTTGCTCAGTAAAGCTAGCATTCAAGGCAAATGTGTCAATTTTTTCTAACAAAGACTTGATTTGTGGAGATGAATTTTTTAGCTGTTGAATTGTTATAGGCAATTGCGTAATTCCTTGAACATAAGTCAAAACAAGATCGTTAAACCTATTTCTTGATTCGTCACTTACAAACCCATCTAACAATTCGTTATTAATTAGATAGTCATTTTCATCTGTTGAAATTCCTAACAATAATTGCAAATACAATCCCAAAACAAAACTTTCAATATGATTAATTGCCAATTCTTTTTTTTGAGCATTTGATAAAAAACTATATTCTTCGTTATTGATAAAAGATTCTCTACTTTGATAGTCTTCTGTAGAGTTTGCTCCAAAATCTTTAGTAAACTCAATACTTCTATCATTTAAAAATTCAAAAAACTTACTTTGAGTTACTTCTTCTCTGTTTACTGACGACTTTGTAACAAATCTAGAAAGCTCAAAAATATATGATCTTGGTTTAAATACCACATCTTCAAATTCGATACTTCTTCTATAAACATTAATGGAAATAACATCTCTTTGTTTGTTAATTATTTCGTTTGGAGTGTCTTCTGTAATTCCAATTTCTGTGGATAAGTTATTGCTAAATCCGGCTGGTATTCCTATGGTTAGAATTTTAAGATTCTCTGATCTGCTACCTTTAAATTTTGGCCTATTTAAAATAGTTTCCATTAATATTTTTTCATTTGTACCTATTTCTGTGCCCTCTAAAAAGACAGGAACTTCTACCTTGGTAAGATAGACTCTTGTTTCTGGATTTTTGTTCTTTGAAGGACTTTTATAAACATTCTTAGTGATAAGGCTGAGTCCTTGCCCTTCATTGAAATCTGAAAGTGCCTTTCTTGATAAAATAAATTGGGCCTCATTTAATAATGCAATTCTTTCTTTTCCTCCTTGAGAATCTATCAAATTCGCAAGTCCTTGTGCATTTGGGCTATTCTGTGCAAAAAAATCTACAGCATCTGCTGTAACCGATTCAATTAATCCAAATGTTCTTCTTATTCTTGATACAATTTGACTTATTATAGTTTCTTCTTTTTGAAGTTTTGTTCTTAATTTTCCTGTAGAAGAAAGGCTTGCTTCTTGAATATTTTGAGACTGAGAAATCTGAGAATTGTTATTTATTGCAACTGTCTTCAAGTTAAGATTTGTCAAAAATGTCTTTACGATATCTTGAGACTTTATTAGTTCATCTATATTAGATGAAATGGTAAATACCTCGCCGTTGGTAGTTGGTTCTGAAATTCCAGAAAGGAGAGGTTCCAAAACTGACATAAAAGCTTCAAATGCAAATACAGAAATTGCTGTATAGCTAAGTCCATTATTTCTAGTTCTATTGTTTTCGTCAGTAAAGCTTCCTGCCCTATTTGCAATTGTAGAAATGAAATCTGCCATTTTATTTAGCAAAATAAGATTTCTATTTGAAATTAAATGCCCGGTCAAGTGATCGATGGTAATATTTCCTCCATTGACATTATTGATATTTGGAGCACCTTGTGTGTCAATTTTGCCAATTATTGAATCTACCAAAAAAGAAAGAACAGTATAGCCAGCCAAATGATCAGTAGTTGGAGAGTTTGAAACGTCATTGGTTTCAATGTTTGAATCTACTTCTTCTTCTATTCCTAAAAAATTCTTAAATATAGAATTTAATTTTTCAACAGTATTATTGTTTAGATTTTTGTTTTGACTAATTGAAGGTAAGTTTCCCCAATTTTTTATTTCAAAAAATGACATATCTCTAAAGAACGATTCAACATTGCTAGTACCAATATCTCCAATTCCTGGTGTTCCGATAAGCCCAAGAACCAATACATATTGAAAAAGAAGATGCTTTAATTCTCTATTAGAAAATGCTGCCTTTATCAAAGAAAGCTCTCCCCACTCTCCTGACAAATTGTTTTCTATTGTTATTCCTAAAATCGCATCAATAGCTTCGCTAAAATTTCGTGAAATATCTTCAAGCAAATTTTCTGGTTTTAAAGTTTTTTCTTTTAAAATTTTACCAATCAAAGAAATTGCATCCCCTGATATTTCTGACATTTTTTCTTGATACAATTTTATATTACTAATATCATAAGGGATCTCAGATTGCAAAATAGAATCACCAAACTCTTTAGAGCCTGGGATGTATAGGACTCCATTTTCTCCTCTAACATAAGACGACTCGAATGGAAGCACTACTTCGTTTGAATTGTTTTTAAATCTTAACAAAGAACAAAGAGAATTTTCTCCATTTGGAACATCTGTAATGTCGTCACCTGGTGACCCTATTATTATTTCAAATGGATCTCCCGTTTCACTACCTCCAAGCTTATCAATAAGTACGCTTTTAATGCTTTCATTTCCGAGGCCGGAAGAAATTCTCATTTCTTTTGAAAGAGTTGTTAGCAATAAGGCCGCTCTATCTGATGCATTTCCTGGCAGTGAATCTAAAAATTGATTAAATGCTGTTCCCAAAATTGGATAAGGAAGATTTCTAAAAGATTTAACTTTAAAAGTAAATTGACCATCACTTATGTCAAACTCTCCAGAGTTATATGATCCAAAATCCCTATCTGCCCTTCTTTGAATTCCTGCTTGATTTTGCTGCAATCCAAAATTGGCATTGAAAAAATTTTCATTTAGTTTAGGCTGGTTTATTTGAAATCCTTTACCAGCATTAATCGCATTAGGAGAAGATACATTGCTAGAACCAAATAAAGATGGAGAATATTCTGCTAATGTAGTTCTTGCATCTAATAAGAACTGTCCAATTAGTTTTGTATTTGAAAAATTATCAACACCAGAATCGCTAAATCCATAAAGTTCTACAAGAAATTCTTTATATGATTTAGCAGAAACAATATCTTTATTAATTTTTTCATCAGTAAAGTTTTCAGATTTACGAACATTTAATGAATTTTTAATATTTTCAACTGTTCTAGAAATTTTTGTCATTAACTTAACAACATTTTCAGCTTCCAAAACTTCAGCAGAATAATTCTCTGCTATTTCTTGAAGAATTTTATTAGAACCTTCAACTTCTTGAATTGAGGAAATTAATGCACGAATGTGATCAAGTCTCATTTTCCTAGCTGCTATTGATGTTTTTATAAATTCACCAGAATCGCTGCTTTGAACAGAGCCATTTGTTGCATAAATAGAGCTAAAGTCTGTCAAAGAAATAATTTCTGGTCTCTGTTCTGATATCCCTTTTAATTTTATAGGAATAAAATACTTAGATAAAATAGGAGAAATTACCAATTTGTCCGATTTTTTATAATCTAACTTTATAGGAATTGTAAGTTTTGGAAGGGTTATTTGAAGATTTTGAAATTCGTTTATAAACGGTACAACTTGCTTGCTTGCATTTTGCGAAATATTTCCATTCTGTGGCCCTACAATCTTATTATAGCCAATTACCGCAGCACCTTGAATATTCAAAGCTCCATTTTTATTGTCTTCAGACTGTGACTTTATTGCCTGAATGTTTATATTTCCCATTTTTGCAAATGAGAGATTATTTGTCTTCAATCCTGTTGGCATTATATGAATTCCTGTGTAGTAATTGCCGGACCTTGCGTGTAATCTTTTAGTACGGGAATTATCTTATACCTATATGAACCCGGCTCCTTTGGAGCTTCTTTATCAATATATTCTATTACATTTGAATTAAAATTTGCATGAACAGCTCCAATAACTTCTTCGTCCCCAAATTTATCCAAAATTACAAGGAAATGTTCAATTGTATTTTTATCTCCTGTGATATTCCATTTTAAAAAATTGGTATCTTTGTTGAATTTAGATACACGAGCATTAAAAATCTGTGGCTTCGATATATCAATACTAATGTCTTGCTTTGTAAAGTTTCCAATATTTCCAAATTCAAATTGTGTTTCGCTATGATTGGCCAATAAAGATGCAGTTGTCACAATGTTTCCATACTGTGAAACAACAGGGTGTTTAAATTTTAATGGCAAATAATTTACTGAAATTCCAATAGAATTTGTAATAGTTTTAACATTATTTTCAAATAATGTTTCTGCTTTTCTCAAAAGAGCGGAAACGATATATCTATAAACTCTCCCAGGTATTGGAGCAGAGATACCATCAATCTTTCTATTCCGCTCATCACTAAACACAGTGCCCGTAAACGGCCTAAAAAATACTGTTTCACCCGTTGTCAAATCAATCCTTCTAATCTGATGTGCAATTAAGTTATTTAAGCTATTCTTTTCATTGATTAGATCCTCAGTAAAAATACTTGCTTGTCCTTGTTGCTCCAGTAATTTTTTTAAATTTTCAATATTTGAAGAATTGATTGATGATTCAATATTAAATTGAATATCTATACCATTTTTTACCTGAAGTATTCTTGGCTGTCCAATCCTTGTATCTACTACACCAAAAGAAAATGGTATGTTTTTAAAAATTTCTCTAGTTGTTGAAATTTGTTCATCTCCATTTTCAAATAGCATCATTACAGCATATTCAATAACATTATTCTTTTTAGAGAAGGTATCAAGAAAAGAATATGCCTGTCCTGACTCGCTAATAACAACTGTATCAGTCTTTCCAATTAATGATTTTACTGTTTTAAAATTAGTTTCTTTTCTTGTTCTGTCTCTAGCTAAAAGCTTTATAGCAGAAACCCCAGGAGCAAGTCCCAAGACCTCAATTCGAATACCTTTTGGATCAGACTGAGCCACTATTCCTGCATAAAGCAATCTTTGTGTTCTTTCCCTTGAAAGACCAAACTTGTAAGCTTTTACAACTTTATTTGTAAATATCGATCCAAGTTGCTGTTGTTCTCCTTTTGGTATTACCCTATAAATCATATCTGAAGCATTGCCAATCAAGTCTTCAAATGGTGCCGGTCCTCCTTTTTTAGAAACCGCCAAATTTCCAACAAAAACATAATTTTGCTCCTCAATCCTAGATGTCCTATTAAAGATCTTTCTAAAAATATCGACAGATGTTGCCAATGGATCATTTTGAGTTATTGTAAGAAGATTTCTTGCTGGGAGTGTGATAGAGGTTATGCTTGGTGGCAAAACAGGAGTTTGCGCAATTCTTATGTTTCTAGAATGCTCTACGGTCATTTTCGCCTTTTCAACAACAAGTCCATTAGGGCCAACAAGACTAAATTCTACAATAAAATCAGAAAAACCTATTAGATTTCCTGGTCCAAAGTCAATAGTCTTTGTTATTGTAGTAAACCCTGTTCCTTCTTGTGCAAGAATCGGAATAACTGTTGTTTCTGATGCCTGTTGTGATGTTTTTATGTTTGCTTGACTTAATGTTTTTTGTACAAGTTTCTTTGTAAATGGTTTCAATGTAAGGGAAACCTGAGCATCACTTATCATCCCTTGCATTGCCTTAGTTGTCCCTAAAGAAAAAGATGCCTTTATATTTGAAGGATCTTCAGAATTTTGAAGAATACTTTTAATGGCCAAAGATTTAGAAGACTGAGAAATTGTTGCTAAAGGAAAATTATTTATCTTTAATATTGGCTCTACTTTACTTTTTTGAGAAATTACAGGAGCCAATGCAAGATTAAACTTTTTTTTGGTAAAAGAAGCAAATGGTGAAGAATTGCTTATTTTCGTTGTAAAATCACTTGTTACATTTGCCAATTTTGCGTTTGTATTTGCATTTTTTGTATCTTTTTTAATTGCTGTTATTTGTTGAATATTTTTAACAAGAAGCAACGGAGATGGCTTGCTAGAAAGAGAATTTAAAGTAAAAATAGAAGGTGGCTTCGGCTGATTTGATGGAAAGACAGAAATTTCCACTTTTTGAGCACCTTGACTCAATGCTACTGCTGTATCGATTGAATAAGTAAATTTATATGTTGATTTTCCATTAGAAAAATCAGAAAGGACCGCAAAGTCCTCAGGATCTAATGAAATAGCTTTTTTATTTGTTCTTTTAAATTGATATTTCATATGCTTATTCAAAAATTAAAGTAAAAATGTTTATGTACGTACTTCTGCCAAACTTATCAACATAAATTTTTCCAACAAAAAACACATGAAAATCTTCATCTCTTTCTTCAGAAGGAAACGAACCAAAATCAATAACGTCTAGTTTTTTAATATTATACCCAGTAATTTCAAAGAACTGACAAAAAATATTATTGATTCTAGATGTTTCTGAAAAATAAATTGTTTCAAAATCTTTATTAGATAGGCTTTCTTTTAGTTCTTTAATTGAAAGAATTTCTGGCTGGGATAGTGGTCTAAACTCTCCGATTAAAGAACCTTGAGGATCAGTTATCGTAGGTTTATTTTTTGGCGGCAAAAATTTAAAATTCTTAATATGTGATAATCTTCTATCTTGGAAAAAAGACTCCGCTTTGCTTACGCTGATAGATTGAATTTCGCTAGGTTTTATAGGCTTTTGATCTGTAATTGTAAATTCGCAACTCAAAGGAGAAATGACGAAATTTTTATCATCTCTAAAAAACTCATTACTTCCAATTGATCTTAGATTAGTAAAATTATTAAAAGAATCTTTCAACAATCCTTCTGCTGTGCTTGCAAATTGAGATTTGTCCGTCAGAAACGATCCACTTACAACAGGCTTTCCCTGAACGATTTTGGTAAAGTTTCTTCCCTCAAAAGCCAAAAGACGACCAGAATCATCTGCCTCAAACGTAATTTGGTCTTGTGGCAAAGATACTGATTCAAAAAAAATTCTTTCACTTGCATCAGAAGAACCTGAAGCGACATCTGCTTCATAAAATGTAAATCTATCACTAAAAGAAGCAAATTCTATCTTTAATTTTCCTCCAATAATTTGCCTTCTTCCTTCAAGTGTTACAATTGAATCAAGAATTCTTTCTTTGTTATTTAAAATACCTGCCATCTGCTTTTAGATTACCTTATATCTGTCCTCAATAAATAGCATACAAAATAAAAATAGAACCATCTAAGGAACAATCTCTGTATCAGGCAATTCTCCTCGGCTTCTTGCAAGCCCATCAAAATATGGAAGAGAAGATGTTGCCTCAAATGAAACATTGTTTGAGAAAGTTTCTTCTCCATTTGTAAAGTTCCCATTTGAAATAAACCTAACCCTAACTGGGGAAGAAACAATGGAAGAATCTGATTCTAAAAATATTTTTGAATCTTTTGCTTGTTCAATCATATCCCTTAATTGGCCATACCGATCTCTTCGGAAATGATATTTTTTGACTTCTTTATTAGCATTTAACAATCCATATTTGAATCCGCGAATTTTGCAATCAAAAGAAAAAATCAAAGGATAATCAACAACTTTACTTAGTAAAGTTGGTTGCCCGTATTGAGAATCCCCAAATCCAAACGCATTTTTTTTAAAAATATCTTCTTTCAGAGGAACAAGTGAACCACTTCCTCCAATAATTGAGTCGTCCCCTATTCTAAACCCTGCATACCACCAGTCAACTGGTACTATTGATTTATTCCCAATAATATTTGCTCGAATTATAAAAGAGTTTTCAGTAGTATGAATACTGCCGGTTGTTGATGTAGAATTTTTTAATATAGATACATTTCTTGAAACAGAAGAATATTTTGCCTCAAATGGAAAAATAAAATCCCAATTTTCAAATGGCTCAAAAGCGCCATCATCATTAATCTCTCTTCCAAGAGGGTAAGAATTATATTTGGTATCATTAAGAACAAGACCCAAGACTGATTTTTCTTCAATCTTTAACATTTGATCAAGTCTTGGAATTAAAGTATCATAATATCTTTCATTATCACTTTTTATTTGTACAAATTTATTAAATCCGTTTCTTGCTACTCGAAAATCTGTTAATTCTGTATACACATCATATGTGTCAATCAAAGTGTTTGATGTACCAATGAGACTTGCTCTTAGTTTTCTCTTTTTTCCAATGTCTGAATTAAAAATTGAACCAGTGAAAAATTCTGCTATATAAGAGCCAGTAAATGAACTTCTTGATTCTACATCAAACTGATCAAGAACAGGCTCTGCCCCTACAATTTCATGAATCGCATTAGATGTTAAATTTTGATTTAGTGTATCGTGAAATTCTTTACCGTCCCTCACCATAGAACCATATAATGTAATATTAATAACTCCTGGGGCTATTCCGAATTCATGGCTTCCTGTTAGTCCCGAGGTAAAGTCACTAATGTTATAAATCGCAGGCCGGTGTTTTGAAATTCCTAAAATAAGATTATCTGTTGGATATAATAAATATGGAGAATTTTCTTCTTTGATATATTGATAGAACACTCCTTTTTGGGCTGTTGTTGTATTGTCTAAATCTTCAATAGAATATCTAATATGGCTATCAGTTTTTTTAGCGGCAGAAAATTCTTTTCCAAAAAAACTGCGTCCACTTGGATCTTTTGGATCTAAAGACCTTCCAAAAGATGCAACCTCTCCAACGTCGGAATCTTCAAAGCTATTAGCTGCTCTAGCAGGCAATATAATTCCATTTGAAATAGATGTTTTACATTGAAGGGAAACCTTTTGTATTCCCATATCATTTACCACCGCACCTGGTGTTGCAAAACTACCAAATCCAGCCGGCATTTTTAATGAGGATAAGCCCTTATAGGCAAAAGAACCAGTATCTCCATTGGGAATTATTGTCGCACTAAGTATAAGTTCCCTTTTATAATCTGCAATTTGATTCATCAAACAGACAGTTACACATGGCCCTCCTAGATCTGAGCCTCCCGCTGTAACTTGAGATATCGTAAAATCATTAAACCAACCAACAGATGAACTAACATTTAATTCAATTACTGCCTTTTCTAATAAAAATGGAAAATTGATGATATTTTCCATTGAAATAATTTGAGAATTAGTAGCAAGAAATTTGTCATTTGTTGTCAAGCTTCCAAGCTGTTGAAATGACAAGGCGCTATCAATGTTTGTCCCTAAATTCTCTCCATGATATGGAGAAGGCTTGTTTAGCGCCCCGTCTGTTCCACTAATTATAGGAAGTCCAATGGAATTAAAAAGCTTAGAGTCTCGGCCAAGATTTCCATTTCGACTAATGGCTCCTGGGTCTGTCAGCGCTTCGCTTCCGCCTGCCAAATCAAATGTTTTTGTATTATTATTATAATAAACCATTGATGCAGTTGTTGCATTCATAGTAGTCAAGCTATCAACATTTAAAGAAAATCTTATTTGTGTTTTAGAAGCAAGCTTAGACGAAAAGCCAAGACCAACTTCTGATTTTTTTGATCCGCTTTGAAAAAACGAATTGTACTGACTTTGTTCTGGTCTAAATGTCTCGTTGAAAGGAGTAATATTTTCTCCTGGTGTAAAAGAAATAAAATTGTCTATTACACCCTTTCTTGGAGTTCCAGTTACGAAAATATCCGTCATCTGTTCTTTTTCAAGAAAAGTAGAATTAGAATCTAGCCCAGTTGGCAAAGAAATTCCTTTTCGATAACCTGCCAATTCTTTTATTTCATATTCTCCCAAAACCCGATCAAAAAGAGCAAAATTGTCTATATGGCCCCTCCAAGGCTTTCCTGCATCAGTGCTTCCGCTTGTTGTTGCGGCCCCTAATACAATTTCTGTACCAACAGTCTCTACTGCAACATAACCAACATCTGTATCTCCAAGAAACTCTTGAGTCTTTTCTCCATTAATATAAAAAGACATTCCAGAATGATTTCCGCTTCCATCATATGTCCAAGCAAAATGAAACCATTCACCTAAATGTATTAATTTTTCTCCAAAAGGGTCTATTGTAGAAACACACTTTCTGTCAGAACTATTGTCATGAAGTGATGCATATATTTTTCCAGGAACTATCTCTCCCGTTCCGTACATTCCAAAATGAAAAGCATCATCTTTTCCAATGTCGCTTCCAGACATTGCAAAAAAAACCGAACCTGTAACCGTGTTTGGAAAGTCTTTTTTAAGCCAACAAGAAATAGATCTTGGATAATCAGTTGTTCCATTTCCAAATGCAAATGAAGAAGTCGCAAGCTCTAACGCCTGAGAACCTTCGATTGCAAAATATTGGTCATTAAATATTCCACTCCCACCAAAGGATACAGAACTCAAAGAGCCCGAACTTGGAACGTCCGACGAAAACAGTGAGGGAGGGTTTTGATCGGAACCATATGAACTTGTCATATGAAACAATTCAGAATTTCCTAAATCCTGAACAAAATAGGAACTAGTATCTCCATCACTAGTCCAATTGTTGAAATTGTAATAAGCAATCAAATTAGAGCTTCCATTATAGAATCCCTGATTTACTGTCAAGTCAAAAGGAGCTGGTCTTTTTATACTTGAACTTGAATCACCCTCAACTTCAATAAAATTGATTGTATTTTTATCATTATATAAAACAGAATACGCACCAGTTCTACTGTCATCACCAGCTCTTTTGACAGATGGATAAGAACCTGTTGCAGAATCTTTAATTCTTATTGCCACTCTTGGTGGCAGTCCTCTAATCTTTGTACTCATCCTCTTAAAAACCCTCCAAATGCCAAGCTGTCTGTGCCTTCTGGGTTGTTTCCATACACAAATCCAGAAGTCGCGGCCTTTGTGTTGAGCGGCCTAAAATCATCATCAAAATATCTAGAATCACGAATTCCGCTATTTTCAAGAGACTGCCAAGCAGAAACAATTTCATTATTATTGATTGTAAATCTTTCACTAGAGCCTATTTTACTTTCATCAAAAGGTTCAACTTTATCATCTAAAGAATTTGCTACAAATCCTTGAAAAACAACAAGACCACCGGCCAAGCTATCTGAAAAGTCTTCAAATGGAACAAAGTCAGAATTTTTCTTATAAAGAATAAAAGATGATTTTAAATCAGATCCATCAAAAGAATCTTCATTTCCATCCATTATATGACCTCTAACCCTATGAGAAGTAGGATCTTCTATTGATTCTCTTGTTGCTACACTTCTAATTTCTAAAGGCTCTATTGCTCCATCGATTGGCAAATAATCTCCAACAAATAATGGAAATCCAAACTGATTGGGGTCTTGGATATATTTTTCAGCAGTTAGCCTTTCTTTGTCCTTGAATGGAATTGCTTCATCTACTGGCTGTGATGAGCCAAAATTAAAACAATCTACAACAAAATCTGTTCGGCCACTATTAATTTGTGGTAAAAGTGTAGTTTGTCTTAATATTGGATTTCTAAAGGAAACGCCTTGGGCTGTTCCAATATCTATGGTAATGCCACCAGAGGAAGGTGTCACTGTCGTTCTTTTAGTTGGAGCCTCTACAAATGGCTTATATAAGTTAAAAAATGCCACTACATTAATACTTCTTCATCTGTCCAGTAATTTGCTGCAATTCTATTGTTCCTTTTAGTGAACTTCTTTCTGTTGCAGCGCTTAAATATTGATCAATATTTAAATTTTCAAATTTAGGTCTTTCAAGCATATGTGATTCTATAACAAAGTTAACTCCTCTAAATTTAGTTTTTCTTGGAAGCAATGCAGAAATAAAATCTCCAATGCTTCTATCAAACCATTTAAAGAATTCAAAGAAAGATTTTAATTTAATCTTTTTATCTAGTCTATTAAAGTATGTGTCACGAAGATTTTCTAATCCTGGATAATCTGGCGCAAATTGTAATTCTGGGTCTCCTATCTTATTATCCAAATCTCTTAATGTTGAAAATATGTTTATTATGTCTTGATCTAAAGAATCTATGATGCTAAAATCAATTGTAAACCTAACATCATCCATTGGTTCTTCGTTTAGAGGTATGTCATTCGCAACTCCAAACTTTGCATTGTTTTGTTTGGCCAAATCAAAATCCTGATACGATCTTGCTCTTACTTTGTTGGCCGTACTTGCCTGATCAAATTTTGGAGAGATATAACTTGAAAAGAATATTTCAGGTTTAATAACTAATGATTCTGCTTCGAATCCAGTGCCAACCATGTGATTGTTATTTTGAGAAAAGTCAAAAATAGAAATGTTGCCAGAAGAATCTGACGCAGTAACAATTTGATCCATTGAGGCATCTATCCTAAGCCTATTAAATGCACCTGTTGCAACTGTTTCAAAGTTGAAATTTAGAATAGGATTAGAAACTCCCAAACTTTTAAAGTTTCTAACATGTTCTCTCCATTCATCTTCAAGTAAACCTTTGCTCCAAAAACGAACTTGACCTATAAGTCCACTAAAATCAGTTTCTCTTGATTCGTCTTCTGTTATGTCGTCAGTAGCATTCAAGTATATAAATGAAGAACCCGCTCCAACATTTAAACTTTGAGAGCCAATTACAATAAAAGACCCAGAGGCATTTGATGTTGCAGAAATATTGCTAAAAGAATCATCATTTTTATCGTTTGACTCTTGAAAAAATGATTGGGTTAAAAATTGTTCTGCAATTGAGCCTCTTAGTGCTCTAGCTGCGCGCAAAAAATAAGAAGAAGAATTATATGATTTTATAAGCGAAGGATAAGGTTCCAAATAATTTATCGGATCATCAGCTCTAAACCTTCCAAATGAAACATTCCATTGATTTCCATCAAAGATATCAGCATTAATGCTCATTGTCAAAAATGGAGAATCTAAACTGTCATTCATTCCTGGACGTGCATATAATTTAACTTGAGGTTCCGAACCTGACACAGCCACCATGTTTAGCGAAAGACCGGTTTCTCCTCCATCAAACATGGAAATAGATCCTGTTTGAACATGAATTCTGGCCAAACTTTGAACGTTATTCTTTACTCTTCCTTTCGGGAATTTATAAATTGCTTCATAAGTAAAAGAGCCAGAAGTCAAAAGTCCATCAGAAATATCGTCTGATGTTCCATGAGGAGGATTGGAAACAACATTTACAAAGCTTCCATTTATTTCTGGGTATCCTGTCTCTATTCTGCTTGATGATAATATTTGTGATTCTATTAGAGAAGTGGAGCTACTCATTTCAAGCAATGCAGCTACTTCAGTTCTAATTTCTCTTTGATCAGAAATCGCCTTTTTGGTTGGGCCTCCATATTCTCTAATTCTAAAGTTTCCATCAGGATCAATTCCCAATGTTCTAATAAATGATTTTACACTATGTAAGGTTCCCTTGCTTTGAATTATATCTTTTAGATTTACAAGAATTCTTCTCCAAATTTTATTTTGAATGTTTCTTAATGAAACTTGTCCAGTAGAAAACTCAAAAGATAAATTTTCTGCATCAATAAATTGTTCAATTGAAGAACCGTTAAAAAGATTAGGCAATGTTATTCCAAAAAACTCAGCAACCTTTGGAAGTAACTGATCTGGTACTGCGTTTTCTCCATTGTAAGTTACATTCAAAATTTTTCCAAAATTATCAATAACGATTTTTTGCTCATCAAAAAACTTGGCCCAAATATACAACAACGTCTGTATAATTTGCGCCTGTCCAGCATTAGCAGTACCAGGAATTGACTCTCCAGTAATAGGATCTACAATTGTTCCATCTTCTCTAATAAGAGCCTCTTCTGCTTGTCCTTCCAAGAAATAATGTGGAGGAATTAATTTTGTAATAAGATTTGGATTTGAAACATCATAAGTTGAAGCAGAATTTAAAAGATCGCCATTAAAATCAACAATTGGCTGATAATTTGGAAAAAGAACTGGTGACAATTGAATATTTTCATAAGTCATTGGGTTCGTCAAAGATGACGTTACCCTAAGATTATCAGAGTAACCAGCCAAATTAATGAGTCCATGCAAAGACTTGCCTGAATAGTCAAGGACAATTCTATTTGTAACTGTATCACCCGCAGATGAAAAGCTTCCAGATGGCTCATTAAATTTCAAATAAAGAACTAAATCATCCGTCTGATAGATGCTTTTTTTAGCGTACCTTTTTTGATCTTCAATAGTTCTTATGTTGTGGAAAAACCTAAATTCATCAATAGCACCAGACAAGGTTGTCATTGGAACAATAGAGGACCCATTAGAGCTTATTGAAGATCCAGATCCAATATAAAATGGAGAAACATTAAAATCCATTTCTCCAAATTCAATAAAATTACTTGAAGTTGAAACAAGCTCCTGATCGACATAAAGATTAAGTCGATTTATTCCTGGCCTTCTATCAAAGGTAGCAACAATATGATTGAATCTTCCTTTTTCAATCGACGTAGAAGCATCCAAAGAAACCGAGGCAGAGACTGCTGTAAAAAATAAGGATGCATTACTTGTGCTTGCTGACTCAGAAACATAAAGAGAGACGCCCTGATCACTGCCGGATAGTTTCTGACATATAATTTGAACGTCATTTGACTCTTCTGGCAGGTAGAGTTGCATCTCAAAAGAAAACGGCTTTAACAAAGGATTTAGTAAGCTGTTGCCAGTTTTATTTTTCGCAATTGATGGAAATGTAGAACCTGCAAAGTCATTTATTTCAACATAAGTACCATCATTATCACCAGAGCCAGAAAAAAACAAAAAACCCTTGTTTTTTGGAAAATTGTCATAAACATATTTCTCAAAACCAGTCAAGCTATCAAGAAATTGTTCAACTTCCTTTCTGTTTCCATCAAATGGAAATTCATTAATTATTTTAAAAAATGCAAGATTTACATTTGTTTGAGCACTTTGAAAAAAAGTATGATTTTCAAATTTCGAAAAATCAACGCCTACTTGTTGAGTTGATCGAATTCCTGATCCTGGGGGGTCATACCTGAAAGAAGATGATGTTCCGATATTTCTATCCGAAACATCATTAAAATTAACTAAGCCTGTTGGCGCACCAGCGTCAACTATTCCACGAACAACTGATGGTTTGAATAGTCCGGGACTATTAAATTTAAGTGAGTTTAGTTGTGTCATGGTATAACTGTAAATACTGCTCCAATTTTATCTAGATCTAGAGTAGTTGTAGAGCCAAGTTCTGTAAATCTCAACTCAATTCCATAGTTTCTTCCAACCTCTAAATCATCCATAAATATATCAAAATACATTCCATCATCATGAACACTTAATTTTGTCCCATTATTTTGTGTTTCAAATGGTATTTGAATTTTTCCACTGTTTGAGTCCCTTATTTGATAATACATATTTTTAAGGAGTAAACTTTTTCTTTGGAATGGAAGTTTTGAAACGCGAATATTCTCTAAGGGATTCTGTGCAAAGACATGAAATCTTACTTTTTCTGTTTTTTGATATTTTCCAAGATTATTTCTTATTGTTATGTTTAATTTAGAAGGCACTCCATCAAACGCAGTTCGCCTCACTGTCTTTATATCCAAAGAGCCTGTAAAAAACCCCTGTGTCCCGTCTAGGCTTTGCCATATTTCAGAGAACGTAGCAGAGCCTGCAAGATCTATTTGATTTCTAATTGATCCTGTTTCATTTGTCGCAATTGCAAATTCTGCAAAGTAAATTCCTGTTTGAAAGTTTCCTCCAACAGAGAATTGAGATGCAGTTATAAACTTTTCAAAAAAAGTAGAGCCAGAACCAGAAGATATCTGCAACAATAACGAATTTGCCCCTGTTACTTCTTGGCCGTTGAATATAATATTTGAATGGTTTCCATAATGGAAATTATTCAAAAATAAAGAGCCAGTTAGATCAAAAAAGAAATTTCTATGATCGTCTTGCAGAGAATCATCAAAAAAGACTTCTAGTCTTGGTCTTAGTGCTGGGTCGTTTGCGTGTCGTGACGTGAATCTTTTTACAAACCGACTTACATCATCAGTTTCTTGTGTTCCGCTAAATGAAATTCTATATCCAAAATCCGGTAATGCCCCAGCAAGAGTTGCTGAAACTATAGAAGTTACATTCAAGATTAAGTCTTCTGTTCCATCAGAAAAATTTTGAGTTACAAATAAATTCTGAACTCCATTTCCAATATTTCCATTTTCAATTATATCAATATTAGAATCTCCAAGAGTTCCAGATGCGTTAGCTCCATCAATACTCCAAGTTGTTCCTAAAGAAGATGTTATAAAATTAGAAGAATCAAGGTCTCTAAAAAGACCAATGTCATAACCGTTTCCTTCATTGAAGTTTTTGCTTAATGGATATGCAATCAAAGTAAAATTGGAAGGAATCGTTTGCCCTCCAAAAACATCGTTCATTTTTAATAAGGCTTTAAAAGAATTATCTGTGAAATCTAAAATGGAACCAGTCAATTCTCTCAATGGATCAAGATCGAAATGAACAAGAAGACGAGATAGTTCAATTGTTGAACCAGTAAAACTTCCAGAAACAGATTCATTTGACAATTTAAATAAATCTAAAGTACCAGCCTGTCCTGTGTTTGCATCAGTTACCCTTTTCCCATTTATAATCTTATTGGTAATATAACAATCTTTATCTGCACGTAATCTACGAAACATATTTCCACCTATAAATAAACATTAAACCGATGCTCCTAAAATGTCAAAATCAGGATATTTTACCTCAAACATACCGCCAGAAGGAGGGAATAAAAGACCCCTAACAGTATTCGTTGCTATATTTAGAGAGTTTCCACTATAAGATCTTCCGTCTTTTGTTCCTGTTATATTCTTGAACCTAAGCTGAGTTACTGAAATAACTCCATTGTTGTTGAATATGATATTTTGGACATCAGACATCCTTATTGGTTGGTCAATTTGAAAATTGTCTATTTTGAAAAATTGCTTTAATCTTGAAATAATATTTTGTACAACAATATTCTTATTGATTTGAGGGTCTGTCACAATTTCAAATTCTATACCAATATTTGCGACTGGTGCATCAAGAATATCAATCGCATCACTAATCATTCTAAATTGGTTTAAAAATGTAATAAGATTTCCCTTTAAAGAATCTGGTGATTGAATAAGATTTTTATTCGAGTCTCTTGAGATTATAAATAACTGTGCTGCTTGTGGATTTGCTGGGTTGTTTCTTACTCCCGCTCGGAATACCCTTCCAAAAGAACTTGGCATAGTATATACGCGCGCAAGCAAATCTTCTCTTGTAACGATTCTTTGCTGTGCATTCCTTGCCGAAGGAACCTTTGCTTTCAATTCATTGATTGTTGGAGCATTTTCACCACCAGCGGCCTGGGATGGGTTTGTTACATCGACGGTTGTTCTTACCTGTGCTGCTAATGCAGGAGTTGGATTTCTAGGAAATGTCATCAATAATGTTGATATCGTCCTAATTGTTTCAGATGCAACGTTGTGAGATAACCCGCCTCCATATCTATAATTTATAGATAATATTGTTCCTTGAGGACACACACCCAAAGTTCTTGTATTTAATAAATTGTTTGGGTCAATTGAAAATCTTTCAAAATTCTTTTTTCCAAACAAAGGAATGGCAAATTCGCTTGGATCTGGTATTACGTCGTTGTCTAAGCTGGATGCTTGTCCTCCTCCAAAAGTCAACGAAGTGAGCCTTGTAGATAAGTCTGTGTTGGATACATATCTGTATGGTGCAGGCTGTATTTCAAGAATCATTTCTACAAGATCATTGTCGGTTCTCTTGTTAGGAATTCCCCTAAAAACAGTGTCTTGAGTTAGAGAACCAACCTTATAATATTCATTTCCTTCAGAATCTGTAACGCTATTTATTGCTGTTACATTTGCACTAGATAATGAGATCTGTCTAAATGGGACAAATGTGTTTGATATTACAAAAGTTTCTGTTCTACTAAACCCAGATATCGCCTCTACAGTTCTGCCCAAGACCAATGTAGCCGGCGATCCATTGGCATTTGTACTGCCTATTACTATTTGAGCAACAAAATTATTATCTTCGTCTCGATCGGCAAAATCTATATCTCCCATTGTTTCAAATCTTGTTCCGTTAGAAGCTGCAACAATGGTTCCTTGTAATATTTTTGGCAAGGATTTTGGATCTGGCTCAAAAGATGTTCCCACTTTTATTGCTGGAACTTCTATGGCGAATTGCAAAGTTACAACAGCGGGGCTGTTTCCTGTAATTTCAACTCCTGCTGATCTGATAAGATTTTCTATATTTGAAGTCTCTACAGCCGATTCTACAAAAAGCTCTCCAAATTGATGATCGAGATAAAAGCTCATTACGTCACCAACATAAGCAGCCAAATCAACAAAAGCTCCTCCAAGAGATGCTTCTGAAAAATCTTGAATTCTATCAGGATAAAATGCTCTGGCGTATGTTATTAAATCTGAACGCAAAGAATCGAAATCCTTATTAAGGAATGTTCTTTGTCTAACTGGCTTAACTTGCTTTTTTGTATCAATAGGCATCTAAATTAGCCTCCTATATAAAATGAGATTTCAACTGCTTGATTCAAAATCCCTAATGACGGAACAGAATAATAAACTTTAACTCTCACTTTCGCAACATTCTCATTATCTAAATTATCTACCTCGCGCTCTAAACGATCTAATTTAATAAAAGGCATAAATCTAGATACCGCCGTGTTTATTCTTGTCAAAAGCTCTTCATCAAAAACTTCAGAACCCAATTCCAAAGTCAAAGGTTGTAAGTTTGCTCCAAAATTATATATTGCAACCCTTTCTCCATGGTTTGTTGATAGCATATTTCTAAAATTGTCACGTATTTGATTTGCAATATTGAAATGCATTTGGAATATGCCATCAGAACCTTGCCCAATTCTCATTGGTGTTCTAATTCCAATTGGCAAAAATTCAGAAGGATTTGGTTGTTTTGGAGAGTCGGACTTTAGTCCGACACTTTTAAAGGAAAATTGTTTGATGTCTGGCATTATTCTGAATACGTCTTTTGTGATGCTTTTGTTATTATTCCAAAATCACTTGGAAAAACAGGAGGAGAAATGCCTACAAGCGCACCGGCAGCAGATACAATAGCCTGAACTTGGATCATCCAAGCCATAAATGTTGTATCTGCCCCTACTGTGTCATTAAGCCTTGCCACTCCTAAACTTGGAGAAGCAGAACCTAAGTTTACTCTGCCAGAAGAAACTAAATGAATATCTCCATTTGTATCCAAAACAACTGCATTATCATTTCCGACAATTTTAATGTCTCCATTCGCAAGAATTCTTATTCTTTCACTTTTAATTCCAATAGAAGCAGAAGTTCCTTCGCTTGCTGGTATCCCTGATATTTCTACCGCAAAATTTTCATCAATATTTGTATCTTCAGAAACATAAATTCTCGAAGGATCATTTTCAAAGTCAGGATCTCCTTCTGTATCATTTGGTTTTGTAGTTGGTCTTTTGTCTACTTCTATTTCTCCACGGGAATTCTCGACTGTCTTTGGAGCTGTAGGAGTGTCTTCTCTTCCATACCCAACAACTATGTCAATAGTTGCAGATTTTTTTCTAGGAGATTCTGAAGCTGGGCCTTTTCTGTCCATTCCGAGCACAATTCTGGCTGCGTTGCTTCCCTGGATAATTTTGTCGCCAGGCCTTTTCGTAAATCTAGCTACCGGCTCTTTGATGATTTGGGCATTTGCTGTGGCGTTTTTATTGATTTCATCATATGCCTTTGGGTTTGACAGGGTTTGCTGCTCTGTGCTCTCTCCTCCATTTTTAAAGCCAGGCGCTTCAAGCTGAACTCCTGCCAGCTTGTCTGTTGAAGAAGAACCTTCATTAGCCTGGTACTTTCTATCAGCATGTGTAAAATTAATGTCGTCCGTATCTATTGGCTGAGGGACTCTTTTCCACCAATAACCAATTTGGTCATTTGTAGTCTGGTCTACATAAAATATAAAAACCTGCTCTCCCGGCTTTACAGGTTCTGAATCGAATATATTTACTGGGAAAAACACCTTTGGTGAACTATCGTAAAGATCTTGGTTTCTTGTAATAATTCTGCCTGCAATGCTGTTTCTTGGCATTCTTTCATAAAGTTCTGGTGTTGCACTTCCTTCTTTTAGTTTTTGTAAAGTCTCTTTTGTCATTTGGCTAGGATTTGAAAAAACATCAACAACTACTGCCACCTGAAAAACAGGCAGAGGCAGAGATGCTCTAGCGCCATCAATTTCTTCGGCAATATCTGTTCCTTCTTCAAATATTCTTCGACTTGCGTTAAAGCCACTGACTTCGTTTAACATTATTCTCCCTTTTGCTCTGTTTCTTTTCTAGATTTCTGAATTTCGTCAAAAAGTGCATTTGTATCAATAGACTCTTCTTGCTGTTGGCTTTCTAGTGCCTTTTGAATAATAGTTGCAAGTTTAATTAGTTGCTCATTAGACTTTTCCATTCTTGTCAGATATTGAACTGCCTGCATTCCGTGTGTCATATGGTTATCAATGTCACTTTGCAAATGAGGATAAAGATCTAAAAAGCAAAGATTAGCATTTGAACGATCTGTAATAGAGTTATTATAGATTTGCCTCCAAAGAATTTTTTCTTTAGTCCCAGCAGAATCTATTGAATTCAACAATTCATCAAATTCTTGAAGAAGAGTGTTTTTTTCTAAATCACTACTAGAAGAAAATGCCAAATTCGTCATCTCCTCTTAGTTCTCGATAATGTTTTTTAATAACGGCCATATTTGTTGTCAGTTGTTTAGCGGATAATCCTGTCATCTCTCTAATATAGAAAAAAACAGCTCTCTTATTTAATAGATCAATTTGATCAATATGATTAAATATGTAAATGATCGAATCTATGGTCTTGTGTTCGCTATCATTTTTTAATCTTTTCTTTATCTCTACTAATAATCCTTTAATTTCTTTATTAAATTCTTTAGAAATTACTTGCACATCTGGAGATGGCACTGTACAGTATTCCTCCAAAAGTTCTTGCTCCGACTCTGCCAATGAATCTGGATCGTCAAAAGATACATTCTTTTTTATCTTATTGATTCGTTGTTTGCTTTTAATTATTAAAAAATGCTTTGCAATAATATTAAAATAAGAAAATGCCTTTTTGCCTTTTGATGCCTTCCATTTAGGTAGGGCCTGATACAAAAAAGTCACACAATCAGATTTTAAGTCCTCATAAGAATCATGAAGGCTTAAAAAATTATGAATAAAAATAAGATTTTCTACCAATTTATCAAAAGCAGGCTCAATATGTTCTCTATAAATTTTTGCCTTTTCTTTATTTGAATCTATAAAGATTTGATTACTTTGATTTTTATCAATCCATCTTTCAATTTCTTTTTTTTCATTTGATAAAGATTTAATTTTATTTCTATCTTTTGATTTTTCTATTTCTAATTTTATTTTTTTTAATTTGTCTTTCTTTTCTCTGAGCGGACTTAGCTTAGCTATTTCATCTTGAAAAGCTATTATTGCATTTTGTGTACCATCATGAAAGTAAGGCTTACTACCACTTCCTTTCTTTCTTCTTCTTCTTACAACTTTCTTTTTGCCAAAACTTGATTGTTCCAATTTTTAAACTTTTTTTGCTTCTGCCTGAGTTACAGAAACTGATTTGTCATTTTGAGCAGGAGTTTCATTCTCGCTGCTAATATCGTTCAATTGCTCAGTCGAACGAGAAATAAGATTTGCTATCATAAGCATGTCGTTTCTTGTAGCGTGAACCTCTTTTAAAAACGATCTAACTAAAGGGTCGTCAGCTACCGTTCCAGGAGAGTCATCAAATACATGCATTAAATTATAATACCTTTTGTCAACAATGTCAACGCACGTTTGAAGATTATCTTCAACATTCATTAACATATTTCCAAAACGCAAATTGGCACTTACTGAAACAGTAAGTGCCGAAATAAGTAATAAGGCTATAAATATTAGTCCAATTATCATACAGCTATATCAGAGAATACTAGATCATAATGATTTTGGATAGCTTCTTGTGAATATTCTTCTCTAATTGTAGTTGCTAATTTTTCTGCCCATTCTTTTGGAGTGTCAGGCATCTCACGAAATTTCTTTATTATACTTTTTGCAGATTTTTCTTTTGGCTCGGCCCACTTAGATCCTTCTACAAATATTTGAGTAAAGCCTGTTCCCGAACAAACAGTGCATCCATTTTGGCATACTGGGCACTTTCTTTTATCAATTTTAGTTTTTGGAATTTCTTTTAAGTCATAATCAACCTTTAAAAACTTTCCTTTTTCCATAAAATCAAGATGTCCAGACCAATTTGTTGCAATTACAGGAAGTCCAGAAGCCGCTGCCTCTAAAATCGGAAGACCAAACCCTTCGCCCTTTGTAAGGGCCACCAAAGCCTTTATTTGGGGATGGCGATAGAGAGAAGCTACTTCTTTGTCATTCATGTCTCCATGGATAAAATAAACAGGAGGAAGATTGTTTTCTCCACGAATATTTTTAAGGATATTGTTCAATATATCCTTGGTTCTTTCTCGATCAAAAAGACAGTTTCTTGCAGAATTTGTTTTGATAACAATTCCGACATCTTTATCTTTTTTAAACAGTTCGCAAAGCCACTTAATGGTGTTATAAGTGTTTTTTCTGTCGTCTTCTGCGTTTTGTCCTGTAATTTGTCCGAAAATCAAGAAATTAAATTTCGTACCAAATTCAGGCAATGTTACAAGTTCTTCTTCTTTTATTTCATCAATAAAGGCTTCAGGTACAACTTCTATTCTTTTATTTACACTTCCAGCATTCAATAGAGATTTTTTTGAATGCTCAGAAGGGACAATTATCATATCCATAGAATTGACATTATTGAGCCATGATGGATTTGCCTTGTCCGTCTCTACGGCAGCAGTAACTCCCACATTAAATTTTGCCAAGCTTGGATCCCATTCATTAGGAAGCTGAACTTGAATAGATATATCATAACCATCTTTTGACTTTCCACTCTTGTTCATTATTCGGCCGATAAGGCCATTTAGCTTATTTGAATCAATAAGCCAACTTGTATTTCCCCACGGAAGTGTATTTACAGAAAAATCATATTGATCAGAACGACTTTCTAACCATCTAAAGATTTGACGAGAATGAACACCATATCCGCTCATCGTCAAAAGCGGAGCCCTTAATAATACTTTTTTCTTCATACAAGATTTCCCTTTTCATTAATATTTAATACATTTACAACCCCAGACTTTCCTTCAAAAGAAAGCAAAACTTTATTGAATGGAATTGAATTATTTCTTTTTATTTTTCCTGGCCATTTTTGAAGAATTGAAGGTGTCATTTTCCCGTAAATTGAATCTGGAATTTCTAGTTCTACGTTTTCTTTTTCTTCTCCAAATAATCTAAATGCGAAGAATATACATGCTTCAATAAGAGAAGCGTTCCACTCCTCTATTGTTTTTGACCAAGGGCTTTTCACCATGTCGGGATAAGGATCTTTGCCTGTGAGACTATCTGTAAAACAACCAGGCTTTAGACTCCAATACCAAGACTCTTTTGCATTTTTTATTTTTTCTATAGTTTCTGACATTCCCATGGTTTCCTTTTGTCTTTCCAGCCTTCAATGGTTTCAAATAAAGTTTTATCCCATTTTTCAACCGTTTCATTTAGATTGAATTCATAATTTGCATAATCAAGAGCTTTTTTGCCAAGTTCTTTTCTTTTCTCTGGCCCGTATTCGTACATTTCCATGATGGCATTTGCAAATGTTTGATTTGAAATATGATCTTCATAAATGTACGGAACAAGCTGCGATCCAACCAAATTCCTAACTTCAGGATCGAGAGCAATTCCATTATGGCTTCCATCTCTATGGTCTACAACCTGGCGTGTCATACCACCAGTCTTAAGTGCAATAATTGGAGTTGCAGTCATCATCGACTCAAGAGTCCCCAGTCCAAATCCTTCGTTGGACGAAATCGAAATATAAGTATCAGAAATATTATGTAACATATTTACTTGAGGAAAGCCTATCCGATCTGTAGAGAAAACAACATTATCAACCAAATTAAAGTGTTCAACAATTTTATAAAGATTTGGACCTTCTTGATCCAAGGGATTTGTATGCATCAATAATGTGGCATTTTTATGCCCATATTTTTCTTCAAGCTGCTTTAGGAAAATATGCCAAGAATCGATAACGTCACCAGGCATTTTTCTTTTTGCATTTCTATTAATCCAAAGAGCAACAAAATGATCTTTTTTTTCAGCTCCAAGAAGGTTTTCTTTTGCTAAAGAAATCTCCTCTTCTTTCATCGGGTAAAATATTTCAGGAGGAACTGCGTGAGGAATGAAGTTTGTAATTTCAGGATAATGCTCTGAAACCAAAGAATAAGTTTTATAGCTGTGACAATTGCACAAATCTATGCTGTCATAAATGGCTTTATTGTATGCGGGCCAAGGATCATTATCCCATACATGCCACCAAACCATTGGGCATATTTGATGAATTTCATCTTCTATTTCAAAATAATGCATGAAAAACCTGGGGTCTGTAAACAAAAACACTGCGTCCGGCTTTTCTTGCGCTAAAAGCAATCGCATTGTGTTCTTATCTCCAAAGCCATCAATCGGACGAATTAGCCAATCGCCGTCATTCCATCTATTTGGATCATTTGGATTTGGAGGAACATTTACAATTCTGTAATCTCCATGCTTAATTGCAGCACCTAGGCATCTAAATTGATATTTCCCAGTTCTAAGCAATCCTTCAATCAAGTACCGTGCCTGACATCCTACACCGGATGTTGATAACGGGTGATCGGATATAAATAAAATCTTTTTCTTCTGCACGCTTCATTATAACAAACACGCTATCCGTGTTTATCTCTAACGAGTCACAAAATAACATTTGGAGAAAACATTATATGGAGTCAAGATAATCTTCAAAAGAAGATGGATCAGAATCTAGTAAATTTATGATTATATCATCTTCGCTAAATTCTACATCTGGAAGTTTTTTCCAATTATATCCACCACCAGTCTCATATCGATATGGATCAATATCAATTTCAAAAACCCCATCTGAGGTTTTTGCCACCGCCCAAACATGTTGCTCTCCTTGGTGAGCACACGCAATAGTTGCCTCTATTCCATTTGAATTGAGTACATCTGCCAATTGTTCTGCAATATTTTGACAAATTCCTCCTGAACCCAACTCCCAATGAAAACCATCATCATCTAACATCCATTCATCATACTCTTTTTGGGCAGCTTTTACAAATTTAGGAATTAAGGCTTTTAGTTCTTCTATTGACTTAAGATTCTCTTCAATATCTTCTGTATCAAAAAATCTAGACTCTAAAATTGTCTTGCATACACTTTCATTTAAGTCACTTAAGAAACGTCTTCCTGACTTTGTTTCTATTGGCATTTTACTCCAAGCGGCCTTTGCTTCAGGACTTTGAATCCCAGAAGCATAAAGTTTTAGACCTTTTTGAGCCATTATTCTTGCACCTTCTCTATAAAGAGAAGTTCCTATTCCTTTTCTTCTCCATTTTGGGTTGACTTGAATAAAATCAACCATTGGTTTGTTTACCCAATGTCTTTTAAATTTATGAAAATCATCTTTATAAATAGAATTGTTTTGTATTTCTTTAATAATTTCTATTTTTTCTTCTAAAGAAAGATTTGAACCTATACCCATTCTTAAATAAGGATAAATATGTTCCCATAAAATTTCAGGATCTTTCCACTTATCAGTATATATAATCTTTTTTAAAGATGTCCATCCTTTCGACAAATACAAGTAATGCCAAATTGATTTATATATTTCCTCAAACTTTTCTAATGGAATGTAAGCAATTTTTAATTCTCCAACCAAATTCCCATCTATAAATGCGTTAATTTGACTAATATTATACCCTCTTTCTTTATCATGCTCTTCTGAATCATCTTCAATATATTGAAAATTTATGTCCTGTTCAATATTGTCTTGTTTTGATTCAAAAAGACAGCAAATAACAGATTCCATTAGCTCATTCCAAGACAAATAAGCCGACTTTTTCTTTTTTTTGATAAGCTCATTTCCGCCAGGCTCGCTTGCTAAAGACTTTTCTAAATCAATTGGATCATCTGTAAAGTTTCCCATGCATATAACTATGGGCAATATTTTGTTTCATTATAATCACAAAATCTACAATTTCTTTGCTGGTTTGGAACTTTATATTTCCATTGCTTAAAGTACAATCCATCTCTTTTCATAGAAATTGCGTTATTCAATATTTTCAAAGTATTCTTGGTGGCCTTCTCTTCAATTGGAAACGTAAAAAACTCTATTCTCTCAGGATTTGAAAGGTCTCTATTCAAAACAACAAATCCAACACGAATTTTGGAAGCCTCAATATTATGTTTTTGTCCCCAAAACTTGGCATAAAGAACAAGCTGCATCTTTAGGGTTTCATCTTCTTTCTTATATTTATTCCAACCCTTAGAACTTGTTTTCCAGTCTAAAATATAAAAAATTCCATCATGCTCAATGATTCCGTCAATGTATCCCTTGAAAGCAACTTCTTGAGAGTGTTTTCCTTCGATTCTTTCATGGATTTTCTCTTCTGCTGAGACGTACTTCCATCCTGGAAATCTTTCGTCTAGAAATTTGGGCACAGCCTCCAGAATCGCATTTGCCTCTTTGAGCCACTGCCCTAAATCAGGCAGATCATATTTTTTCCATGCTTCAACAATATAGTCTAAAGCCAACTCATACTTCATTTCTCTTGACTTAAGATAATGTTCGCATGATTCATGCAAAGCCGTTCCAAAATTTGTATTTACATTTTCTTCAAACATATTGATCTTATCAATATATTGAAGCTTATGACGATAAGAACATTCAACATGATTTTTTAGCTCAGAAAATGAAATTGTCAAAACGCATGAAGAATCTCCTGCGTTTTGACAATTTATAAATTTAGAATCTTTGCAAGTATATGCATTTTTAACAATCGATAACTTATTGTTGCATCGATCTTTTGTATCTAAAATGGAAATCACGATCTATTATACAAATCTAAAATGACTTTCTATATCCTTTAATTATCATTGTTCATATTCATTTTTTAATATTTCCAAATACTTTTTCTTCATATTCAAATCAAAGGCGCAAGCAACCGCTTCTGACTGCTTTTTATCTCCAATTACTAACATAAAATCTTTAAAAAATTTATCACAAAATTGGTTAGCTCCAGAATTTAAAATTCCATAGCCATTATAGACAATTAAAAATGGATTTTGATTAATGTTTTTAGAAATAACATTAATTGTATCAATAAGAATTTCTTTGTAGCTCTTGTTTTTTCCAATTAATACTACGTCATATTTGTTCATTGGAATTCTTGAAGAGTCTCCGCAAAACACCATGGAATTCTTGAACTTTTTTTCAACAAACATTCTATTTAGATTATTGAAATTGTCTTGACTTAAATCTATTCCATAGCATGAACGAAAATGAGGAGAAAGAGTTGATATAAAATCTCCTTCTCCAAAATCTATTTCTAAATAAGATGATTTTTTAAATCCCTTTGAGAATCTAATTAAATCATTCAGCAGCAAATTGCTTGGTCTAGAATTTTTTGTTTCTAAATTTTCCATAACATATTAAGATTCAATAATGGTTCTATAAACTTCTAAAAGCGCAAATAACTCTTCTTTGACTGTTGAATTTTCATCTACAAAATCGTCGTCGTCGTCATCTTCTTCTTCAGTTTCTTCCGATAATGGCTCTTCAATTTCTGATAAATCGCACTTAATTGCTTCACAAAGTTCCATTATTCTGTTCTGGAGCCTAATTGCGTTATTGAACTTTGCGATTTTGAATGCTTCTTCTATTTCAATATGTTTCATTTTTAAAAATCCTTATATATTCTTCGGCTACTTTTTCGATATCAAGATAATCTGCATTAACTTCAGGTCTTTTTTCAGGCAATATAAAATTAGAAAAATCAATAGGGTAAGGAGAGTCATAATCAGTAAGTTCAAAATTGTAATCTTTTGTTTCGGGAATTATTATTCCATTTTCTTTTACAATCTCGTGAGTTCCTCCGCTGCTTGTGCAAATTACTGGACATCCTTGACTTAGGGCTTCTACCACCACATTTGGGCAGTGATCCAGCCAAGCCAAATGGATAAAATAGTCAGCAGTTGCATAAATCTTCAAACATGCTTCATGCCTTTGGTGACCAAGATAAAAAACATTCTCCAAATCTTCAGAGCTTAGACTTTGAAAGTCTGCGTTCTTTCCAAGAACATAAAGCCTCGCATCTTCTCTGTTCTTTTTTAATTGTTTTCTAATTTGAGAAAATAATAATATATTGTCTTTTAATCTTTTTTGCGGATGCCAAGAAGCAGAACAAACAAATATTTTTTCATTTTTATGACTTATTTGAGGAATCGCATCCATTACGCATAAATCAATTCCATTATGAATAACTGAACAATCAGACCTTTTACCAAAATGTGTTTCAATCATTTGTTTATCAAAATTGCTTTGAAAAATAACATGATCAAAAGCAAAATAAGCTTGCTTAATTGTTCTGTTGTTTTGTTCAAAATTTTCTGGCTTAAACCAAATTCCATCTAGTCTAAGGACCTTTTTTGACCTAAGGGCAGAACGAACTCTTTGTTCAATAAAGGATAAAAAAATATCATAATTTTCATTTTCCTTTGCAATCTCATGTCCCATTTTTAGAAACTGGTTAGCAAGCCTGTTTCCAAATGAGTTCGGTCCAGATTGAGAATCAAAAAAAACATTATCAAAATATATTCTCATCTACAAATCCTTTCAATCAAATATTTTTTTTAAATCTAGCAAATATTTGTTTGCTTCCTGGCCTTTGATCAATCTCTAATACTTTAAATCTTTTTGATAGCTCTTTTTCTAAATATGACTTAGAAACATTCATGCTCATCCACCAATCATTTGAGTTTGATTCTGGGCTTACGTAAATAGAGCCATTATCTAATCTTCCAAAATAAATAATAGCCAAGCCATTATCAACCAAAACTCTATCAATCATTTCTAAGTATCTTTCAGCAACACTCCAGCTAGTAAAATGCTGGAATACTATGAAACTATACACAAAATCTATTGAGCATGTTTCTATCAAATCTATGTCATCTGAATGCAATAATCTAAAGTTTAATTTGTCAGACAATATTTTCTTAGTCCTATCAAAAGAATCGTGAATATCTATTCCTGTGCAATGACCAAAATTATTGCAAGCCTCTGATAGCAATCTTCCACCACCAAAGCCAATCTCTAAACACTTCTTTTCTGATATATCTCCCAAATAATCTTTGGATTTTTTATCAAACAATAAATTATGAAAGTCCTGTGAACCTTTTCTTAACGAATCTTCAACACTAGAACTTTTATCAAACCATGACATAAAACTATCGTCATCAAGCAACAAGCCTGGTTTTGTTATACATAACTCTTTAATATTCATTTCAATAAAAATCCTCTTTTTACATTTTATTCTTAAGTGCAGAATTGCAAAGTCCTGCTACTATTATTTGGCTACCTCATTAATCATATTTATAAAATTATTAAAACCTTCAGGCATCCTTATCTTTGACACCTGATCAAAATTATATTTTATTACATCCTCTTCCTTGCACGATTGCCAGTCAGCCCCGTTTGAAATAAGGCTTTTCTTATGAAGCAATTCTTCAGCGTAACCTACCGAAGTTGAGATGATAGGAGTCTTTACAATAGATGATTCAAAAATTGCCTGTGGACCTCCCTCGTACCTAGATGCAACTATATACAAATCAAGCATATTGTAGAAATCATTTAAGACTTCGAAACTTGGCAATTCTTGATATAAAAAAGGTATCCTTTCTTGTTTTAGTCTTTCCATAACATATTGGCGACGCCATCCGGCAAGAAGAACTTTGATATTTTTATTTTCTTTGTACATGTTGCTAACAATATTACAAAATACATCAGGTCCCTTTTCCAACTTAGGAGACTTAAGATCAAATCCTTCCGTATCTCTTTGAAAACTTCCAATCAGAAAAACATCTTGATTTATATTGTATCTTTTTCTTAAGAAATTCTTATCTTTTTCAAACCATATATTTTGATTTACCCAAAATGGAAATGAGTAAATTGGCTTTGTGGTAAGGTCTTGTATCTGTATTTTTGTGGCCATGCAAGGAACATGATAAGCATCAACAAATTCATCTCTTTGCATAAATTCCATACGTGCATGATTTCCAAATTTGTTTGGAACTATATGATGAACTGTTGCAATTACTTTTTTTCTTGACAAAGAATATGGATCTACCTTACGCCAACACCAATCAGCTAAAAGCCATATTAAATCTGACTCTTTGAAAGATTTACTTACAGATAAATTGTTATCACTGTTTTGTATCCAAGCACTCCATTCGCTTGCAAATCTATCACAGATCCAAGACTCATTCGGAGGATGCACATAAACTTTCATAAACCTATGATACCAAAGACTTAGAACTATTTACCATCAATAATCTTAAAATATAGATCTACACAATCTTCCCAAGATATATTCCATCCACGCTTTGTTGGGAGTTCAGATTTCGAAATTCTCAAAATAAGCTCTTCAAAAGATCCATATACTGCATCAGTGCCGGCAAACTCGACAGCGCCACCTCCGTCTGCATGTACGTAGGTTGGAATTTCACAAGCCAAAGCTTCAATGACATGATTTGGGCCTGGATCAAAGCGAGAAGCACTGACATAAATGTCTCCTTGCCTAAGTTCGTCGCCAAGTGCCTTCCCAAACAAAGGTTCAATAGCCATCGCATTTTTGAATGTTTTTCTATCTCTTCCAATGTAGATAAATTCGTAATCTTTATTTTTTTCAACCCATTTATCAATTTTTTCATAAATATCAAACCCTTTCATTTCATTGTTTGACCAATGATGAGCAATAATTTTCTTAGGAGGCATTTTATCATAAATTCTTAAATCAGGATCCTTAATTCTAAAATGGGATTTATTAACTCCATTATAGATTACATGCTGTTCTTTTGTTTCCCAAGAATCTTTAAAGTAATCTTGCATCCACTTTGAAACAAAAATTGTTGCATCAGTAATCTTTGAAGATTTAGACAAAAGAACATCGATGTTGTTCGTCCCTTTTCTAGCATCACATTCATTTACTCGATGAACAACTCTAACATTTGGATTTTTGGATTTATAAGAAAATATCTCATTTATAGAGATTCCCAATTCATCATATCGAGGATCAATCATCAATATTGAATCAATATTTGGAATCAATTTATAAACAATTTCATAACCATGCCTTTCTGCATTTTCAATTATTGCTTTTACAAAAAGATTTCCACCGCCCCAAGGGCCATTTACAGGCTTTCTATTTATTAATAATTTTTTCAAAATAACTTTTTTTACAAAATTTCAAATAATATAATTGTAACTTTTTCTTTTGGGTCAAAGTCCAAATATGTACTTTTCATATTATGAAGTAATCCTTGCTTGGATTTACATTCGGGATTTGAAGACATTTTTAAAATATCTGGCTCTATATTGTCGAATGCAATTTTTTGAGTTTCTAAAACTTTTGCTATGGCGGAATGAGACCCTGTTTCCATATCTACAAGAATCAGTCTTTCTCCTGGCATCGTTATATTGAACCATTCCTCTCCTCTCCGAACAGTAATATACTTTCCCTTAGTAAAGGTTCCATTATGAAAATGCATGTGTTTCATGTTATTAAATAAACCCTATTTTGCTAACAAATCCGCGAGAGCGTAAAAAATTTGCTTCTTCAGATTGAAATTTTGAATCTTGTGAATTAAATGTTTCTTTTTTAATATCAATATTATAATAATAAGTTACTGTTGGAAGAAATATTCTTGTTTTTGACTTGTGAAGCACAGGAAGATAAATGGCTTGATCCCCAGCTCTTTTTATATAATCTCCATCAGAACCACGAAAATTTTCATCATCTATATTTGTTATAATTCTTTTTCTAAATGTTTTTAAATGAGAAGTTACCCATGGATGATTATAAACATCTGCCCCGTCAGGTAGTGCTTGAGATATATTGGCCCAAGTATCTGACCATCTGTGTGCGGTCCACAAGCAATCTGCTTTACTTGCTTCATAGGCAACATTTATATCTTGAAGAGCACATAAATTGCAAAGGAAATCATCACCGTCAAGGCGGCAAACAATATCATCTTCTTTTACATATTCGCTTCGAATCATTGATAAAACATTTTTAACTTCCCAAAACTTTTCATCATTTTTCCAGATGATAACTTTAGGAGAATCTTTCTTTGTGGCACTTTGATCATACAAGCCCTTATCATAAAAACCAAATTCAACATTCATTTTATGACATATTGTGCGAACTTTATCAATTGTACTATCCGTGCTCATATCGTCACGAATAAGGATAATCCAATTTTCATAAGTTTGCAAAAAAACACTCATGAGCATGCGTTCAATTGTTTTTTCTGCATTGTAGCAGGGAACCACAAAAACAAACCTGTTTGACATAGCTGATTCTAACACAGTTTTTAAATTTTTTTAACTTAAATTTCCAAAAACTGGTCTCCCTCGTCTAGAAGGATACGTAATTCTTAATCTATTTTTATCAACAACATTTGTTAGTATTGGTTCAGGTTCTGGTTCTGGTTCAGGTACAATTAATGTTGTTACAGAGCCTGTCACTCCCCAAAGTCTTGTATTATTAAAATCTACATCCATAGAATAAGAACCACTGAATAAAAAATCCCTATGATTTAGAGGTTCTAAAAGAGATCCAGAACTATCTCTGCCAAACACAGTAGAGCCATCAAACTTCAAAACAATATTAGATTCAGGCTGATTTCTTCTATGAAGATAATTTGAACCGCTAAGCGTACCAGAAGCTTCAGGCAAATTTTCGTTTGCAGAATAGCAGTTTCTTAAATAACCAGCAAAATGAGATGGGTCTGAAAACCAAATTCCAACAGGAAATATAGAATCTAAGCCTAAAAGATTTCCTCTTTCAGCATTTGTATCATGTAATATAGAATTCTCTCCAAAGGAATAGTGTTGGGCTGGATATCCATTTAAAATTGTTTTGCTATCAATTGGAGAAAGCCTTCTCCATCTAGATATTATGGAATCAGTATGTCCAACATCTCCTGTCGTTGTTCTAACCACGTAGCATCTGTTATCAAAATTTTCAAAAATATGAACAGCGTCTATTTCTCCGAAATAAGTAAAATAAGGAGTGTTCGAGCCGGTTTGATCGGCTAAAAGTGCCATCATTCCTTCATCAGCAGCAACCGTATATTGGGCACTTGAATTGAAGGCTGTAAAAGAAACAAAAGTACCAGATGAATTACCAAAAGAAGAAGTAGTAAATAAAGGTGGAGAAATGGCACTGCCACCGGTTGAAAAATCTTCAAAAGGTATAAGCATAAAGCTTATTTCAGTAGTAGATTCAAGCTCAATATATAATTGAAAATGATTTGTATTATTGGCATTTGCACTTTCTAATACAATCCAGTCTCCTGCGGATAAAGAGCTTGTTCTCCATCCAAATCCTGCTGAAAATGTATCTATATCAGAAGAATCAGAAGGAATTTCTCTTGTTGAACCATCAAAAGCTTCAACAATTGTCCAACCTGGACCTGTGATTGTTGGATGGTCATTTATAAGAAACCTTACAATGTCAGGCAAGGCCGACGTTACATCTGAAAATTCTTGTAAAGGAAATATTCTTGTAGTTGGCATTTAATAACTCGTTGCTCCGTCCCATTCAAACACAAGTCCACCGCCTGCAAGAAAAGAATTGTTTCTAAACATATATGCCTTATTATTTAACGTTCCCTGAGAGCCTGCGTATGCGTGTATAGAGTATACATTTCTTAAATATCCTGCAAAATGCTTATGACTTGCATCATCAAACCAAACTCCAATCGGATATATAATGTGCTGCCCAGAAATTCTCCCTAAATCAGAAGCATCTTCAATAAGTCTACTATTTGTACCAAAAGAAAAAAGATTAACATCAAATCCTGAAATCAATATGGTTGTATCATCAAGAGGAGATAATCGATTAAAAGTAATTTCTGAACCAGCGTCTGCCAAACTCACCAATGATTCATTGTCATGGACGATATAACATCTATCATCAGATGGAGAGCCGTCTGGGTATGATGGGGTTATCTCTCCCATATATGTCCAGTCACAAGTAATGTTTCCGAAAGCGTCGACCAACAACGCCATCATTCCTTCGTCTGCGATTACACTATAGGCTATAGCTGTGGACTCTTTTGTAAATGTATTTACGGAAGACCCTATTGCAAAAGCTGTTGAAGGAAAAGTAGGAGGAGAAGCTGCTCCGCCACCAGTTGAAAAATTTTCAAAAGGTATGAGCATAAAATTAATATCATTAGTTGCCTGATATTCAATATACAATTGAAAGTGATTTGTATTATTGGCATTTGCACTTTCTAATACAATCCAATCATTTACTGCAACCGTTCCGTTTGCCCATGCAGTCGCAGACACTAAACTGTCCAAATCTGTAGGATCAGGAGGAACTTCTCTATTGGCGCCAGCTTGAGCCTCTACAATGGTCCAGCCTGGACCTGTTATTGTTGGATGGTCATTTATAAGAAACCTTACAATGTCAGGCAAGGCAACATCTAATCCTGAATGAATTTGCTTTGGATAAATTCTTGTAGTTGGCATATAGAACCCAATAATACTTATCTTTTAAATCCAGGTTATTATGTATTTTGGAATACTTTTATTTATTTTAATGCTTGGAATTGACTGACCTTCCCATTTATTATGAAAAATCCAACCACCAGTTTTTTCTTTTAATTCAATTGCTTTTTCTTTGATCTCCTCATCAGAAACTTCAGACCATGGCTTGTTGAAAAACTTATTGTTTTCTTTAGAGTCTTCAATTTTAATATCAAAAAGACTTTCCCAATGTTTTTGCCAATAATTTTTATAAGTTTTTATTTTTCTTTCAATATCCCACCAAGAAAAATGATAAACACATGGTAATTGCTCTGAAACGGCATTAAACCATTGTTCATAAAGTTCTCTTGAAGGGCTGTCAATTAATGCTTTTTGCTTTGCAATCTCATGTTCATGCATGAAGAAATTGGCAAATTGAATAGGCTCTAATGTTTCACGATTTATATAGTCACACCCATCACTACCAGGTTTTGAATAATAGCCATCTTTTTCTTCTACTCTCAAATGACCAGGAACTCCATGTCCAATATATTTTTTATTTCGTGAAAGCCTCCATTTCCATGGAGTTACATCAATTCGTACTTTTTCGCAACTACCCCAGTATTCAATAACGGGAAGTGCCAAAAGATCAACATTTGCTGGGAAGTTTTTCAATATTTTTTGAATTTTTTCAAAATCAGTTTCGTGAACTACTTCATCGCTATCCATTTGCCAACAAAAATCCATAGTGCAACATTCTCTTGCCATAGATTTTAGCATTCCATCATAGATTGCAAACCTCTTAGATTCCCAATCTATTTCTGTTCGATAAACTTTTAATTTAGAATTTTCTTCTGCCCATTTTTCAAGTCTTTCATAAGTTCCATCCGTAGAGCCTCCGTCCATAACAACAACTTCGTCACAAAAGTCTAACATAGATGAAATTGCGGCTTCATATGGATAGTTTTGTGATATACAATTTTTTGTTGTTGTATATCCAGAAAGAGTTGGAACATAATTTATATCTGCTTTTGTTCCATTCCAGAACCATTCTCTTGCCGCATACAAATATTGTTCTATTTGCGTTATCTCATCGTCTTCAGAATCTTCTTTTGGAGAGAACCAGTCTTCATCTTTATGCTGAACAAAATCATTAAGAACAAGCTTTGCTCCAAGTAATTTTGCTTCAATTACCATTCTAGGACATGTGTCGTTTCCTCTCGGCAAATATACGTGTCCTTCTGCCTCAGATATTTCCTGTAAGACGACTTCGTAAGGAAGATTCCACAAAATTTTATAATCCAATTTATTATCTTCACAATATTTTTTTGCATCTTCAAATCCTTTAATCCAGGAATTGCTTCCTAAAATTATCCATCCTTTTCTCTCTTTTTCTTTTGATTTTTCTCTTAAAACTTTTATTGTAGACAGTGTTCTATTGTTGAACACAGAAGACAAAACAGTATTTTTTACATTTTTTAAAAATGGAAATTTCTCATGATAAATGTCCATCTGAGCTTCGCTCATCCACCAAAGATGCTGTGCTCCTTTGTAAAATGCTGCCGCCAATTTTCCATGATCAGATTCTGCACAATCACACTCAGAACCCTTAGTAAATTTGTGTTTTTCTGGAGACCTATATCTACAAAATTTGTAATCATATTCTATTATGGAATATTTCATATTCACAACAATTGCTGGGATTATGTCCAAATTTAATTGGCTCCAATTTCCAAATATCCAAAAAAGATTTTGTCCCTTTTCTAAGAGTTCCATTGTTACGTTTTTAGAATGCAATTTAAAAATATTCAATGGAGAACTTTCAATTAATGCCTCAGAGGTTAATTCTGCCCCTCCTGAATAATCTTCTACAAATAAGTCACTGACCCAGACTACCTGAGTCCCATCGGGAAAAGACATTAGTTTCTGTGGAAAAACTGAATTTTGTGTAAAGTCCATATCTCGTATGATCCTATCATAAAATTATTAAAGAATTACTTAAATTAAAAAATTACTTAAATTAAAAAATTACTTAAATTAAAAAATTACTTAAATTAAAAAAATTACTTAAATTAAAAAATTACTTAAATTAAAATTGATCTTAAATTTAAGATCAATTTAAGATCAATTTAAGATCAATTTAAGATCAATTTAAGATCAATTTAAGGGTAACACACTTTTGTCTGTTTAGATATATTAATTTAATTAAATTAAAGAATTTGAGCAGATATTGTTGCAAGTTTTGATCTTTGGCCTTTTACCAAAGTAATATGGCCAGCAATTTCTTCTTCTTTGAATGCCTCAACCACACGAGATAATCCATTTGAATAAACATCAACAGACGTATTATCTATTTGTTCAATGTCACCTGTAAGTACAATTTTAGAACCCTCCCCAGCCCTTGTTAGAACAGTTTTCAATTGTTCAAGAGAAAGATTTTGACATTCATCTACGATAATGAATGATCTAGGAATAGATCTTCCTCGAATATAGCTCATTGCTTCAATAACAATTTGATTTCGTTCAAAAAACATGTCGACACTCTTTTTGTTGTTTTTACAAAGAGTAAGTAAGTTGTCTTTTACTGGCTGAATCCATGGAGCTAATTTTTCTTCCATAGTTCCAGGGAGATATCCAATATCTCTTCCCATAGGAACAATTGGCCTAAGAATAATGATTTGATCATAAAGCCTTTTTTCTATTAGCTGCTCCAGGCCACAAGCAGACGCAAGGAACGTTTTGCCACAACCAGCCTTTCCTACAAGAGAAACCAAATCTATTTCTGGATTTAGTAGCAAGTCTATTGCTAGGGATTGCTCTACAGAGCCAGCTTCTACACCCCATGGTCTCTGTTTTTTGACAAGATTTAAAACTATGCTGTTTTTTTTAACTTCTACTCTTACTAATGTGCTTGATTTTTCTTCAAAATTCGTAATTACGAACATTTGATTTGGATAAAAAACATAGTCACCTATGGTAAAATCATTATTGGAAAGTTCTAAAATTCCTTTTTCATGGATTTCATTAATCAAATACTGATCCAGCGTCAGATTGCCAACCCCAGTATATACAAAGTCTTGAGTTTTTCTACTAAATCCTTCAGTTTTAATTCTTTTAGCTTCAGCTTGAACTCTAAGGCCAATATCATTGCTCAAAAGAATAACATCAACGTCTTCTTGGGTCTGAACCCATTCAGCACAAGCAATTATCTTAAGATCATTTGTTGGCTGATCAAAATCAGAACTGATAAGACGCAGAATACCGCCAGATTCTGTTTCTGCGCCACCTCTCCAAGAACCATCTTTCGTAATCTTATCAATATTTCTAATGGCATCTCTGGCATTTTTTCCAACAACACCTTCTCTCTTTCTGTTCCTGTCCAATTCAGCAAGAACACAAAATGGCACGATGATTTCAGATTCTCCCAAAAGATCAATGACTTTTGGGGTGTCGATGAATACGCTTGTATCTAGACAATAAGTTTTCAAAGGTAAATATCCTCCGCAGATCCAACTAATAACACATATATTTTATGGTTTAGCATATGTCAAATAAAGATAATATTGTAAAAAATGAAACATGTTTCAATGCACATGAACGTTATAACCTTCCTTGCGCAAAGAAATCATGCAGATGCTGGTTCTCTAGTGAAAAAAATCTCAATTGCGTGAATTTAGCAGCAAGACAAGGCCCCGAAAAACAAGAAGAGATTGGAGAGCATTTTAATTTAACTCGCATGAGAGTTTGTCAGATTGAAAAGGCAATTCTATATAAGATCAGAAAAACAACCCATTCTAATGTTATTGCTAGTCATTTTTGTTCTTAGAACTTGACTTTTTTGTTCTGCCCCGTTTTTTGGGCTCTTTTTCTGGTGCAGATTTAGAATCTTCAATTTCTTCTTGTTCGGA